CAAGCAGGGACCGGAATCAGCATTGCCAATGCGCCGGGTTCTATCACGATCACTAATTCCGCGCCAGACCAAACGGTTACTCTTTCGGCGGGAACCAACATAACGGTTGGCGGTACCTATCCCAGCTTCTTGATCTCTTCGTCTGGTGCGGGTGCTTCGGGTCCAATCTTAGAATCTGAAATCACAATCAGTGAAAACTACAGCTTAACTGCAGGGACTAATGGACTTAGCGTAGGCCCAGTGACTATCGCGGCTGGGTACAATGTGACCGTTCCGTCAGGGCAAACTTGGATGGTTTTAAATCAGGCAGCGGGTAGTGGTGCCGGTACGATAGCAACAGTAGGTAAGGCAATCGCTATGTCGATTGTGTTCGGAGGTTGATGAGATGGCGAATCCTAATATTGTCAATGTCAGCGCCATTTACGGCAATAATTCATTAACTGATTTAAATACCACGAACGCAACGGCTATCGTGAACAATCCTGCATCTAGTGGCAAAGTATTTAAAATCAATAGCATTATTGTTGCGAATGTGGATGGAGCGGTCGCAGCCGATATCACGATCAATGTTTATAGCGAAGATGATTTGGGCGGTACGGCTTATGCGCTGGCCTCCACAGTATCGGTCCCCGCAGATGCGACGTTGGTAGTGATTGATAAGAACACTTCGATTTATTTGAAGGAAGACCAATCTATTGGAGCTACGGCTGCTGTCGCAAGTGACCTTGTTGTAGTGGCTTCTTGGGAAGAACTGAACTAATGACGCTTCGCTATACAGGCGGGGTCATTCAAGCGGCTGCGCCTACAGTTAATATAAGTTCTGCTACAGGAGTTTGGCTATTAAGTCAGGCTTTGCCGTATCGTGCTGCGGGAACGTGGCCAATTCAGACTGTCACTATCATCCAAACTTTTCTTGCTTCTGGTACTTGGACGGCTCCTGCGGATGTGACCGAGGTGGAGTACCTCGTTGTCGCTGGGGGTGGGGGAGGGGGCGGCGTTTCTGGCGCAGGCGGCGGTGCAGGAGGATTTCGCACCGGCACAGGATTTTCAGTAGCAGCAGGAACCGATTACACAATTACCGTGGGTAGTGGTGGCGCAGGATCATCTGTAAATACTCGCGGTGTAAACGGCAACGATTCTGTGTTCAGCACCATAACTAGCACGGGCGGTGGTGGCGGGGGTTCTGCAAATACATCCCCCAATACAACCGGGGCCAATGGCGGTTCTGGCGGTGGCGGCGCATATACTTATTCCGCGCCATCCTTTACTCCTGCCCCCGGTGGTAGCGGCAATACACCAGTTGTTTCTCCATCTCAAGGAAGTAATGGAGGGACAGGGAACGCAAGTCCGCCCAATTATGGAGCCGGTGGTGGCGGCGGGGCTAGTGGAACGGGGTCAAATGGAACCTCTACGGCAGGAGGAAATGGAGGAGCCGGGTCAGCGTCATCAATTAGCGGATCATCTGTAACTTATTCAGGCGGTGGTGGCGGAGCAGGTCAAGGCGGTGGCACGGGTGGCGCAGGTGGCGCAGGTGGCGGCGGAACAGGGCAGCCGATTGCGGATGGCGATGCCGGGTCAGCCAATACAGGTGGCGGTGGCGGCGGGGGTGGACAAACTGCTGCTCCGGGTTTTGTCAATAAAACAGGCGGCTCCGGCGGCTCGGGCATCGTCATCCTGAAATACGAAGTCCCAACAACCACCACGATCTTCACGTTTAAATCCACTCAAAAATGGGTAGCCCCATCAGCTGCTGTTAGCGTTGACTATCTTATCGTTGCCGGTGGTGGCGGGGGCGGTGGAGATGGTGGTGGTGGCGGCGGTGCCGGTGGTTTCCGCACAGGAACCGGTCTAAGTATTACCGGTGGAACCGAGTACACCATTACCGTAGGCGCAGGCGGAACGGGAACAACGACCACTAATCCTACGGGCGGTTCTAATTCCGTATTCAGCACCATTACCTCCGCTGGTGGTGGGCAAGGTGGAAATTCTACTGGCCCCGGCTATGTACTAAACGGTGCAAACGGAGGCTCTGGTGGCGGTGGTCAGGTAGATTTGGGAGGTTTAGGCGGTACAGGTAATACTCCAGTTGTAAGTCCTTCTCAAGGCAATAACGGAGGAAATGGCTCTGGCCCATCGTACAGTGGTGGAGGCGGCGGTGGCGCGTCTGCTGCCGGAGCAACTGCTAATCCCGGCCCCGGCGCAGGAAATGGTGGCGATGGAACTGCATCATCTATTTCCGGTTCGTCTGTTACCTATGCTGGTGGTGGCGGTGGTGGATTTGCAACTGCTGGCACAGGTGGTGCTGGTGGTGGGGGTGCTGGTGGCCCGTCTAATACTGCTGGAACTGCTGGAACTGCAAACACCGGAGGCGGTGGAGGCGGCGGTGGCGGTGCGGGTGGAGATGGTGGTAATGGCGGTTCAGGTATCGTGATTCTGAAGGTAAACTATTAAAAGTTTTGAGGGCTTGAAATGGCTAACGTAATTGATGCAACAACCGGCGGCATAGTATCGACTGGCGATAGCACAGCAGCCCTTGATATCAAGACAGGCGGCACGACCGCTATTTCAATTGGTACGGGCCAATCGGTCACGATCAGCAATGGACCTCTTTCGGATGCAGATGGCAACATTCGTGCGGTTCCGTCAGTCGGTGCAGCCAAGACCGCTGAATACACCTTGACCATTAGCGATGTCGGGAACTATGTGACGGTGGGTTCCGGTGGCGGTATTACCCTTTTAGATGACGTATTCACAGCAGGCGATGTGGTTTCTGTCTTTAACGACACAACCGGCGATATCACCATCACTTGCACCATCACGACCGCTTACTTAGCGGGAACCGATACGGATCAAGCGACTTTAACTCTAGCGACCCGTGGCATTGCGACGGTGTTATTCACTTCTCCTTCGGCTTGCGTTGTAGCAGGGAATGTATCTGCATGAGTGGGATAATGATGCTCCTGCTCGCGGGGGCAATTGCTAAACAGCAATACATCGAACGCAAAATCTTCACCTCCACGGGAAGCTGGGTTGCGCCTGCGGGTGTGACTCAAGTTGATTATCTTGTTGTCGCTGGGGGTGCAGGGGGTGGCCGAACTGGTGGCGGAGGTGGCGCAGGTGGGTTCCGTACAGGGACAGGTTTATCAGTTACTGCGGGTACCGATTACACCGTTACTGTTGGGGGTGGCGGAGCAGGAAGCAACACCGATTCTGTCGCAGGCTCATCTGGCGGTAATTCAGTATTTAGCACCATTACTTCAAATGGCGGTGGTGGAGGCGGGTCAAACCCAAATCCTTCTGCTGGCGCAAACGGTGGCTCTGGTGGCGGAGCAGGATGCACAAGTAGTGCAAACTCCGGTGGAACTGGCAACACGCCATCTACTAATCCGTCGCAAGGATCAAATGGTGGAGATAATGCTACTGGCGCACCCAATTATGGCGCGGGTGGAGGTGGCGGTGCATCGGCTGTAGGTGCAAACGGAACTAACACAACTGGCGGCAATGGCGGTGCGGGTACAGCCTCATCTATTTCTGGCGCATCTGCAACCTATGCAGGCGGCGGCGGCGGTGGAACTATTAGCGGAGGAACCGCAGGGTCGGGCGGTTCTGGTGGCGGGGGCGATGGTGGGACCGCTGGTGGAAATAATCCCGGCACGGCTGGAACTACAAATACGGGCGGTGGTGGTGGCGGCTCAAGTTACAGCAGTTCGCCTGTCATCGGCGGCTCCGGCGGCTCCGGCGTTGTCATTCTGAAATACGCAGTTCCGGTTCAGACGGTCGTACAGACCTTCACTTCCTCTGGCACTTGGACTTGCCCCTCGAACGTGAGTGCGGTGGAGTACCTCGTTGTTGCGGGGGGTGGCGGTGGGGGATCATCTGGCATAAGTTTTAGTGTTGGCATTTGTGGCGGCGGTGGCGGCGCAGGTGGCTTCCGTACCGGCACAGGGTTTAGCGTAACTGGCGGAACTGATTACACGATTACGGTTGGTGCTGGCGGTAGTTCTCAAACTGCTGGCAGTGATTCTGTATTCAGCACAATCACATCAACTGGAGGCGGAGGCGGTGGCGTACCGGGTGGCGCTCCGCAAACAGCAATTCCGCCTACTACTGGCGGCTCTGGCGGCGGCGGCGCTGGATCAAACCTCGCCAATACGCAAAACGGCGCAGCGGGAAACACGCCAAGCACTGCGCCAAGCCAAGGGAATGACGGCGGTAACGGGTTCGGAAGTGATGCCGACGCAGATGTGCAATGTTCTGGCGGTGGTGGTGGCGCTTCTGCTGTAGGCGCAAATGCCGCCTCTGCTGCTGGTGGGAACGGGGGCGGTGGTACTGCGTCAAGCATCAGTGGCTCTTCTGTAACCTACGCTGGCGGCGGTGGTGGTGGAAAAAGAACAACTAGCGGCTCACCGGGGACTGCTGGAACGGGTGGTTCTGGTGGCGGCGGAAATGGCGCTAAAGGTGCTGCGGCTGGGAGCGCCGGAACAGTAAACACGGGCGGCGGCGGCGGCGGCGCAGGCCAACAAGTGTCAACTACAAATGGAGGCACAGGCGGCTCCGGCATTGTCATTTTGAAATACACCCTTGGCACGGCTTCCATCCTGACATTCAAGTCCAGCCAAAACTTTGTGATGCCTGCTGGTGTGAGCAGTGTGGACTACCTCGTGGTGGGAGGTGGTGGTTCTGGCGGAGTTGGGGGAGGCGCTTCAAATGGTGGCGCAGGTGGCGGTGGAGCCGGGGGTATGCGTACCGGCACAGGTCTAACTGTTACTCCGGGTTCTAATTATACCGTTACTGTTGGTGGCGGGGGATCAAGCGGATCAAACGGTAGTGACTCCGTATTTAGCGCCATCACATCAACAGGCGGTGGCAAAGGCGGCAATTACAACAGTGGTAATGGTAGTAATGGTGGTTCTGGTGGCGGCGGTTCTGGTGGGTTTCCAAGTACTTTTGGAACTGGTGGAACTGGAAATACACCAAGTACATATCCATCCCAAGGCTCAAGCGGCGGAAATGGGGCTGCTGATAGCAATCCCCCCGGTGGCGGTGGTGGTGGTGCTTCTGCTGTTGGGTCGGCGGCAAGCGGGTCTACAGCCGGAAACGGCGGCGCTGGCACTGCATCATCTATTTCTGGCTCGTCCGTAACTTATGCTGGCGGTGGTGGGGGTGGTCGTTGGGTTGCCCCATATACCAATGGAACCGGAGGTGTGGGCGGCGGCGGGGATGGCGTAAGCGCAACTCCTGTAAATGCTGGAGCCGCTAACACAGGGGGAGGCGGTGGCGGTGGCACTTCTGCTGGCGGCGGCTCCGGCGGCTCCGGTATTGTCATCCTAAAGCTAAACTTTGGCGACTCCGAGCTTTACACCTTCACCTCCACGCAATCTTGGACAGCCCCAGCGGGTGCGGTGAGTGTGGACTACCTTGTCGTGGCTGGTGGTGGTGGCGGTGGAGGAACTAATCCTTCACAAGGTAGTGCTGGAGGCGGCGGCGCTGGTGGTTTCAGAACCGGAACCGGTCTTGCTATCACGGCTGGAACTTCCTATACCATCACGGTTGGTGCTGGCGGGACAAGTGGAACTGGTAGTGGTTCTCCTGGCAGTAGTTCTGTTTTTGATACGATTACCTCTGCTGGCGGTGGAGGTGGAGGTACTAACACCGCAGGCGGCGCAGGTGGATCGGGAGGTGGCGGTTCGGGAGTTGCACCAGCTTCTGGTGGTGCAGGTAATACACCTTCAACTGTTCCTTCACAAGGAAATAACGGTGGAGATGGATCTCCTAGCGTACCTAATTATGGACAAGGTGGTGGTGGCGGAGCATCTGCCGTTGGAGCAAATGGAACATCCACGGCTGGTGGAAACGGTGGAGATGGAACTACATCAAATATTTCTGGAGGTTCTGTCACCTATGCTGGTGGTGGAGGTGGAGCTTCCTTTAATGGAGGAACAAATGGCTCTGGTGGTGCTGGTGGCGGCGGTGCCGCAGCAAGACCGGGCGTTGCAGGAACTGCCAACACAGGCGGTGGTGGCGGTGCTGGGCAGTATCTATCTAGCGGAGCCTCCGGCGGCGCAGGCGGTTCAGGTATCGTAATTTTGAGGGTTAATTTTTAATGAAGACATATCAACTCATGGGCATTGACACAGCGGTGCATCTGTTACGACCGGGTGCGAAGTGGGAGTGGACAGGCGGTTTAGGGTTTACCCGTTGGGACGATCCAAGGCCAAAACCCTCTGTGGAAGAAGTGATGGAAACCATTGAAAAGATCAAAGCCTTTGAAGATTCCATCAACACCATCCTGTTGCCTGAACAGCAAGCGGCCTTTGATGAGCATGTCAAACAAATTGAAGCGGGGATGAACGCTTGAACCTTTACAGCATATTCCCAACCCCCGTTGCCAAATTTGACCTTGGGCGAGAACTCAGCGCCGAGGAGTTGGACTTTGTGGGTTCACAAGAGACTCACAAGAATATGGGTAACACCACCAGCAATAACCGCTATGTGTTGCGCGATGACACAATGGCAAAGCTGCGGGAGTTTACCGAAAGCTCTGTGGCGGAATACCTCAAGTCCATCTATGCCCCGAAAAACGATGTCAGCTTGCGGATCACGCAGTCATGGCTCAACTACACGAAGCCCGGTGAGTTCCACCACAAGCACGCCCATCCCAATTCTTTTGTGAGCGGGGTCTTGTATCTCAAGGCAGCACGAGAGCGAGACAAGATTTATTTCTACCGTGATGGTTATCAACAAATCAAACTGCCGACCGACAACTGGAACTTACACAACAGCGAATCGTGGTGGTTTGAAGTGGGTACCGGCGACTTGATGATTTTTCCTTCACACCTTACTCACATGGTTGAGACGGTGAAAGAGGAAGATCGCATTTCGTTATCTTTTAACACCTTCCCTGTCGGGTATGTCGGGGAAGAGGAATCTTTGACAGCCCTTCATTTGGAGCAGTGACATGGCACATTTTGCAGAATTAGATGCGAATAACGTGGTGCAGCGAGTGATCGTTGTAGCCAACAAAGACACGGCTGATGCCAACGGCAACGAAGTCGAAAGCATTGGTGTAGCGTTTTGCCAGAAGTTGTTTGGCGGCACTTGGGTGCAAACCTCGTACAACGGCAACAAGCGTAAGAACTACGCAGGCTTGGGCTACACCTACAATGCTGACATCGATGCCTTTGTTCCACCGAAGCCCTATACCTCGTGGGTATTGAACGAAGATGCTCAGTGGGAAGCGCCAGTTGCAATGCCTGACGATGGGCAGATGTACTCTTGGGATGAAGATTCGCAGTCTTGGGTAGCTATGGCTGATTCAGGTTCCTTAACGATCTAAAGTCATGCTTGGTTTTGTCCCACTTTCAGCGGCACCATTTTCTGCTCTTGGGGAAGGTGCTGTCGTTGTTAGTGGGGTACAGGGGAACACTGCACTAGGATCTGTCACCGTCGCGGCGGAAGCGGTTGCCTTTGTATCAGGCGTTAGTGCAACAGGCGAAGTCGGTACGGTCACGGTTATCGGCCTTGCCAATGTTCCCGTTACAGGTGTGGAAGCGACCGGTCAGGTCGGCACGGTTGCCATCACAGGCATTGCCAATATCCCTGTCACGGGAGTCGAAGCCACCGGCAATGTCGGGTCGGTATTGGTTGCTGCCAATGCAGATGTCTTTGTTACAGGCGAAGAAGCGACCGGCGCGGTGGGCGATGTCACGGTCGAAGGCCAAGCAGTTGCAGCCGTTACAGGGGTCGAGGCGACAGGCAATGTTGGCACTGTCACGATCTTTATTGAGGTTATTGTTCCTGTTACCGGAGTGGTCGGAACAGGTGCGGTTGGCACTGCCACAGTTGCAGCAGGGGCTACAGCCTTTGTTACAGGGGTTTCAGCAACCGGTGCTGTCGGGCAAGTCACTGTTTGGGGTAAGATTGTGCCAATACCGACCGGTCCGTGGACTCCGATTAGTACAGCAGATTCACAGACTTGGACACCGATTACGACATCAGACACACAAACTTGGACGAAGATAGCGGCCTAGAGGTTTAAACATGGCAAGTACATACAGCACTAACCTTGCTTTGGAACTGATCGGAACAGGCGATCAAGCAGGTACTTGGGGTAACACCACCAACACCAACTTGGGAACCCTGATTGAGCAGGCGATCTCTGGTTATGTGACCCAAGCTATCACAGACGGTGCCGATACCACCATCACCATCCCGAATGGTTCTACGGGTGTAGCCCGTAACATGTATATCGAATGCACGGGAACATTGACTGCTAATCGTAACCTCGTAGTTCCTGCCAACAAGAAACTGTATTTCATCTATAACAATACTAGCGGTGGCTTCGCTGTCACAGTCAAAGTATCAGGTCAGACTGGTGTGTCGGTTCCTAATGGCGAGAAAAAACTTCTTGTCTCAAACGGTACTGATATTGTTGAAGCTATCACTCCCGAGGTTACATCACCTGCAAGTACAACAGATAACGCAATTGTTCGCTGGGATGGAACCGATGGCTCTGCCATTCAAAACTCTTCCGTTACGATTAGTGATTCAGGAGTGTTGACCACTCCAACTAACGCTATTATTGATACACTCTATATCGGTAAAACACGCCCCGGTGGGGGTCCTAGTTCTCTTAATAATATTTATATAGGAGAAACTTTACCTACATTTAGCACTAATGCTAATGCTAACGTCATTATTGGACAAGATGCCTGTGCTTCAAGAGAAGGTGGTTCTTTTGCAACTTATGTAGGGTGGGGCGCAGGTGGGTCTTTATCCACCGCAATTAGTGGCACGATAAGTTTTAATACCGCTATAGGCGCTTCGGCAATGGCGGGATATAGAGGAGGCTCAAGTGTTGCAGTAGGCTATGGAGCGTTAGGATCGTCTAGTACTGTTTCGGCTAGTGCTAATGTCGCCGTAGGTTTTGATGCACTTGAAGCTATTAATAACGGACAGAGTAATACTGCTGTTGGAACGAATGCTTATAAAACAGGAGATTATACCAATAGTGCTTGTTTTGGGGCTAATACGGCGGTTACGGGTAACGATCAAGTTCAGCTAGGCGATTCTTCTACCACTACTTACGCTTATGGTGCAGTCCAAGATCGTTCGGATGCGCGAGATAAAACGGATATTCAAGATACTCAGCTAGGCTTGAACTTTATTATGGCGTTGCGTCCCCGCGATTATCGTTGGGACTATCGTGAAGATTACAGACCGCCTGCTCCGCCTATAGGGGCTTCAAAAGAAGAAAAGAAAGCGTGGCAAGAGGCCGCAAGAATATCTAATCTTTCCCACGACGGAACCCACAAGCGCACCCGCTTACATCACGGCCTTGTCGCACAAGAAGTCAAAGCGACGATGGATTCATTAGGTATCGACTTCGGTGGATATCAGGATCACAGTATCAAAGGCGGCGAAGATGTGTTGTCTATAGGATACAACGAATTGATTGGCCCTCTTATCAAAGCGATTCAAGAACTCAAAGCAGAGTTCGATGAATACAAAGCGAATCATCCGTGACGGTTATGAGAGTTGAACAACCCAATCGACAAATTGACGGAGATTGCAGGGGCTGCGACTAATCCTCTTTCAGCGGCGGAGTCCACGCTGAAGGCTGCTCGTGGTGTTGTTAAAGAAGGCCACGGTTTAGTTGAAGATGTTCGGAAAATTGCGGAGGCGGAAACAAAACGAGCAGAAAAAAAGGCAGATCAAAAAGCGATTCAGTCAGCAATTGATAAGCACCGTGCAGCCAAGAGAGTGGGCAAACAGGAATCGGAACGCGCTGCGGAAACTTACAATGCCGACACACAAACCTCTCATTCTGCTGCTGAAAAGATACTGATTGAGAAAAAGGCGCAGGAAGAAGAACACGCGCTGATTTGGTCGATGTCTGCCGATGAACGTGAGGCTTATTTAGCAGAGAAACGCAAACAGATTGAGCTACGCAGGAAAGAAGAACGAAGGATTGAGCTTGAACGGATACGTCGAAAGGAATTACGAGATAGCATTATTGGCGGGATAATGGCGATATTTGGTCTGTGCGTAGGGGTCTACTTCATCTTTGATTGGCTTTCTGTTGAAGCAACTGGGCAAAGTATTAAGGAACGGATGGGCAAATAGATGTGGCAACAACTTCTACCTTTCGCTGCCAAGATTGTTGACAAACTGATTCCCGATCCCGAAGCCAAAGCCAAGGCGCAAATGGATTTAGCGAAGTTAGCCCAAGAGGGCGAGCTTCTAAAGATGGCGAATGAGACGGAACTTTACAAAGCCGAGCAAGATAACGTCACCCATCGATGGCAGGCAGATGCTGCTACAAACTCTTGGCTTGCTCAAAACATTCGACCCTTAACCCTAGCCTACATATTGACAGCCTATTTGGGGTTGGCCTTGCTAGATGGATATGGAATCAAGGTGGCTGAAGCGTATGTCACCTTGCTTGGACAATGGGGCATGTTGGTGATGTCGGCTTACTTTGGGGGGCGCACTTTAGAAAAGATTATGGACGCGAGGAAGAAGTAATGGATTGGGGACTTTATCCAAACTTTAAAGCTGAAGAGTTCGATTGTTCCCACTGCGGCAAGAACGAGATGAAGCCTGAGTTTATGGCAAAGCTCCAAGTTCTGCGTATGCGGTATGGCAAGCCAATGCGTATCACATCAGGATACAGATGCCCTAAACATTCAATTGAAGCCAAGAAACCAAAACCCGGCGCACATGCGAGTGGCTGTGCTTGCGATATTGGAGTGGATGGACAGCAGGCTTATGAACTGATGAAGCATGCTTTTGCTTTGGGCTTCAAAGGTATCGGGGTTAGCCAGAAATCAGGTGGCCCTCGCTTTATCCATTTGGATACATTAGAGGAATCTCCCAGACCCAATGTGTGGTCTTATTGATTTATGCGTCGGGGGTTGTCATGCGATCAGATGGAATACCAGAGCGGTTTCAGCTAGCCGGTCATACCATTCAAGTTAAAACTGTCACCCCGTCGAAGTGGAAGCATCCTAAAAAATGCGTGGGAATGTGGATTCCTGATAAATACGAAATCCACATTTTAAGTACTTGCAAGGGAACTAATCGCCAGCAGGTGTGGGCGCATGAAGCCATCCACGCCATGCTTGAGATTGCTGGTCATGATGACCTCTCCCGCGATGAGCAGTTGGTGGATCGATTAGGTCACTTGTTGCAACAGATGTTAACGACGATGGAATGATATGCCTAAGTACTGTTCTGACGAAGAATTTATTGCGGCTTGGCACCGACTAGGTTCAGCCAAAAAAGTAGCAACAGCTTTAAAGATCGCCCATCGATCCGTGTTTATAAGACGGCGCGACATCGAAACACGATACGGTATTGTGCTGAAATACACAGGAACCAACGGTGTCAGCAAAACAAAAGTATCTAAACAGGCTGCGATAGGGCGAAAGGCGGAGCAGTTAGCTGCGACACGGGCGCGTGTATACGAGCGGGATATACAACTAGACTGCACTAATGGTGTAGTGATGATCGCTTCGGACTGCCATTACTGGCCCGGAATTGTCTCTGAAGCCCACAAAGCGTTCTGCAAGTTAGCTAAACAACTTAGTCCACATACCGTCATCTTGAACGGGGACATCTTGGACGGAGCAAGAATCAGTCGGCATGACCGGTCTTTGTGGCAAAAGCTGCCCACTGTTAAGGAAGAAATCCACTCCGTTCAAGATCGTTGTGCAGAGATCGAACGGGCTTCTGGCAAGGCGGCTTTGGTACGCACCATAGGTAACCACGACTCTCGTTTCGAGAACTATCTCTGTCGGTCGGCTCCTGAAATGGAGGAGATGATGGGAACCACCCTGCTTGATTATCTCCCTCGTTGGAGAGCGGGTTGGGCGGTGCATTTAAACCCCGGCACGGATGGATGGGTGGCGGTTCGCCATAGACCTGTGGGGGGTGGCGTTCACTCAGCCTATAACAGTACATTGAAATCTGGTGTACATTATGTACACGGGCATCTCCATAAACTGGAGGTTAAACCTTGGTCTGATTACCGAGGTCGCCGGTACGGTATCGACTGTGGAACCTTAGCGGAACCACAGGGACCGCAATTTGACTACACCGAAGCTGCGCCTTTGAACTGGGCCTCCGGCTTTGTGGTACTGACGTTTAAGGACGGATACCTGCTCCCTCCTGATATCTGCGTGGTAGAGCGCGGTCAGGCTTGGTTCAGGGGTCAAACTGTTTAGGTTTAAACGATGCCTTTATCCAAAATCCAATTCAAACCCGGCGTTAACAGAGAGACCACCAACTATGCAAACGAAGGTGGATTCTATGTGTCGGAGAAGGTCAGGTTCCGAGGGGGATTTGCCCAGAAGATTGGGGGTTGGGTCAATATCGGGGATGGTACCTTTCAAGGTGTTCCTCGTTCCTTATGGAACTGGGTCACGATCAACAGCCAAAACCTGTTGGGTGTGGGAACCAACCAGAAGTTCTATGTTGAACTAGGTGGTACCTACAATGACATTACTCCGATTGCTAACACAGTCAGTTTAACGATTAATCCTTTTACGACTACCGTAGGTAGCCGAAGTATTAGTGTTGCTGCCACCGCTCACGGAACCACGATTGGTTCCTTTGTGACCTTTACAGGCGCAACGTCCATGACGGTAGGCGGATCAAGCCTAACTGTTGCTGGCGAATATGAAGTCATTTCGGTTCCCAGCGCCAACACATTTACGATCTTTGGGCCTTCTATTACTGCTTCCAGTGTGACGGGCGGTGGTTCCCATGTGGTCGGGGAATACCAGATTGATGCAGGCCCAGCCGTTTATACGACCCAAGTAGGATGGGGTGGACCGCCTTTTGGTTTTGGAGGTTGGGGTTCCAGTGATCCGCAAGGTGTGTCACTTCGTTTGTGGTCACAGTTTAACTACGGTGATGACCTGATTTTTGCAGAAAGACGGGGCGATATTTTCTACTGGGAAAACGACACTTCGACTTGGGCAAGAGCGGTCACTCTCCAAGAAACCGCAGATGGGATCATCAAGTTTTCGACCACCGGAACATGGGCATCAAGTGCTACGACCCTAACGGTTGCGGATGCGACGGGCATTAACACGGGCGCGGTAGTGACAGGATCAGGCATTCCCTCTGGCGCGTATGTGTTAGAAACATGGAATGGCGGATTAACCGTTCCTATTTCTGCAACCACCACCGCCTCTGGAACCGTTGCTGATTTAGATTTCAGCTATGCAGGAAGACATGTTCCCAACCAAACTAACTTGGTTATCGGATCTCCGGTTAACGACTTCACGATTTGTTTGGGATCTAATCCTTATAGTCCAGTAGATTTTGCCACTGACTTTGATCCTTTATTAGTTCGCTGGTCAGATCAGGACGCACCATGGGAATGGGTTCCTGAAACCACCAACCAGTCTGGTGAACGGCGTATCTCTAACGGATCTGAGATCGTAACGGGTATCAATACTCGTCAAGAGATCTTGGTCTTAACAGATACCGCTTTGTATTCCATGCAGTATTTGGGTCCACCTTTTGTGTGGGGATTCAATCTACTAGACCAAGACATTTCGATTGCTTCGCAGAATGCAATTATTTCTGTCAACAACAATGTCTATTGGATGGGAACGGATAAGTTCTTTATCTACAATGGTCGCGTTCAAACATTACCCTGCACGATCCGTCAGCATATTTTCAGCACCTTAAATGGTGATCAGATTGATCAGGTAGTGTGCGGCAACAACGAAGCGTTCAGCGAGGTGTGGTGGTTTTACCCCGGCACCGGTAGCAATGTGAATGACCGCTTTGCAATCTATAACTATCAAGAGAATGTGTGGTCATATGGATCATTGAGTCGAACCGCTTTTGCTCCGCAAACGATTCGGCAATATGCAATGATGGCTTTTGGTATTCAGACTTCTTATTTGGACAGCGCCATTGACAGTTCCGTCACCACCATATCGGTCATTAATGCATCGTCTTATCCGCCTTCCGGAACAGTTCAGATTGATGCTGAAGAGATTACATATGCCGGTATTAGTGGTAGTTCTCTTACCGATTGTGTTCGTGGTGTTAATGGTACTACTGCTGCTTCGCATACTATTGACACCGTTGTTTCATTGGTGGCCCCAAACCAAGTAATGTTCCATGAGGTTGGTTGGGATGATGTCTCAACGGGAACCGCACAGCCGATTGAAGCCTACATTGAATCCTCTGACTTCGACATTGGCGACGGCGAGTCTTTCCAATTTGTCTCTCGAATCATTCCTGATGTGAAGTTCTTGGGATCAAGCACCAATACTCCAGCGGTTACCTTATCTCTTTATCCCAGAAACTACCCCGGCTCACCTTACGGAACCCCTGATTCAGATGCGGTGACTGCGACGGTGGTGTTGCCGATAGAGCAGTACACAGAGCAGGTGTACACCCGTGTTAGAGCTAGACAGATTGCATTCCGAATTGCATCAACTGCATTGGGGGTGTCATGGCAGTTAGGTGCCATGCGTTTAGACATTAGACCGGATGGCAAGCGATGACAGTTCCTCGCGGTGTGGTTCCCCCTAACTTACCGGTCGCCACTGACCAGTATGAAAGGCGCTATCAAGATCAATTGTCGAATGTTCTGCGTTTGTTCTTTAGTTCTTTAACGAACCGCATTAACTCTCCTACCCCTCACGCATCCTATTTTGATACGACTACCCAAACCAATCCTGTCGCAGATGCGGTGAATTTATTCACCTATAATTCAGTCGAAACAGAATTTCAAATTACAAGAGGAACCCCGACCTCCAAGATTATTGTCGCAAATACGGGCATATATAACTTTCAATTTTCAGCCCAGCTAGATAAGACTGGTGGATCGGCTACGGATGTATACATATGGTGCCGTATCAATGGGGTAAATGTACCTAACTCTTGCATTAAAGTCGTGATTGACGGACCTAACAACGAAATAGTTCCAGCATGGAACTATGTGTTAGTTCTTAAAGCAGGCGACTATTTTGAGTTGGCATGGCAGTCTGCGGATACGGATGTGATTATCCTAGAGCAAGCGGCTGTTAGTAACTATCCTGAAATTCCATCCATCATCATGACTGTCACTTGGGTCTCTAACTATGCGTCTAACGAGTGATGTCGTTGAAATTTAAACGCTTTTACACCAGAATCACGGGAACCGTGGCTCCCATTTGACAAGAGGAATCGCCATGTATAACGCACCATATCAGGGAGTCGCTAACAATCTGGCCCAGTACGGCAGATACGGTGATTCGATGTTAGTCCACATGAACCCGATTGAGGTTCAGGGTTTGGCGGCTCTATCGCCCACAGGAAATCTCACTTTCAATCCTGTAACAGGGCAACCTGAAGCGTTCTTGCCGTTCCTTGCTCCGTTGTTGGGATCGTTCCTTGGGGGTTCTCTCCTCACAGGTTCCACCCTTGGCGGGTTACTGGGAACCGGATTGAGTAAAGCAGCAGCCGCTGCGATTGGATCGGGTCTTGCTCAGACCGCCGCAACCGGTGATTTGAAAGAAGGCATCATGGCGGGTATCACCGGCTATGGTTTGGGCAGAGTCCTTCAAGCAGGTGATATATCAAAGGCTTTACCTGACGCAGGGTCTGCTACTACAGCTCCTTCAGTGACCGAAGCAGCCACGACTCTTCCTGATGCGGCAACTGAGTTTGCTAACTTAGGATTTCCTGATTCAACAGTGGGAGCTTTACCGCCTACTCCAGTTACGCCAAATGTTCCTACACCTACTGCATCCGGCTTTAATTATTCAGCGGCTGCTCAAGAGCTAATGAAGCCCGGTACATTCCTCCCTATCTACACGGGAGTGAGTTCTTCTGAAGCGATGCGTCAGCAAGAAGAGTTAGATCGCATTGCAAAAGAACAAGGCTTGAGTGAAGAAGAAGCCAAGCGTAAGTACGAAGCGGATGCTCAACGAGCGATCTCAACCGCTATGCGAGATTATCCACAGCTACGTCCTCGCGGGATGGCAGCAGGTGGAAAAGTTGAGGGATATCAAGAAGGTGGAGACATTTTCAACATGTATGGTTTAGATAATATGTCGGGTGGTTTCTATAGCACCCCATATGGTCAATCAAATCCTTCTGATATCCAGAGTTCCTTGCGTGGACCGATTAGTGTGGCGGCACCTTACGCCAGCTACAATGCTTTGGATGTGGGCGGTCGAGGATATATGCCGGGTATTGCACCCGAGTTCCAATACTTCCGTCGCCCAGATGAACTCTACCCTACCACCTACGGCGGCGGTATGCCCGGTGGTAAAGGCGGCGGTATGCGCGGCGGATTCGGGGGCGGATTCGGCGGCATGCCCGGTGGTAAAGGCGGTGGCATGGGGGGTGGCTATGGCGGTCAATTTGGTGGCGGCTATGGCAGTCCTTATGGCGGCGGAATGCCGGGTGGTAAGGGTGGAGTCCCAAGTAGTCCCTATGTCTCTGGGTTTGGCAACCAATATGGAATGAACCAGCGTGCTGGGTTCCAAGACATGTATGGCGGATTTGGTAGCCAATATGGAGATATCGGGAACCAGTTCGGTGGAGGATCTTCTCAGCAACTAGGGTTGCCGGGTGGTCAGATGTTCACCCCGTCCCGTTATGAAAATAGCTACAACCGTTTCCTTCAGAGCGGTCAACCGTTTAACCAGCCTGTGATGGGCTATGACACCTACGGTCAGATCTTCTCGCAACCCGAAAGACCACAGGCTTCTAGCTTTGGCGGAAAGGGTGGTCCGCAGCTTAGACGGGAACCGGTCCGTAGCTTTGGCGGAAAGGGTGGTCCGCAGCTTAAAGAAGACTACGGGCAAAATCTTAGACCTGTTCGTGATACCCAACCTCGACCTGAGCCTGCACAACCTGAGCCTTATGTAGATCCCTATCAGAATGCAAAACGTGACATCATAAGCGGATCTTTCTTGGACCTCCCATCTCGCGGTGGTTCACAGCCCACCGCTCAGACTGGCGGAACTGCTTCAGGTAACGCCGCCAACCCAGCCTTTCAAGGCCAACAGGATATTTACAACATGAGTCCTTACCAAAGACTCATGATGCAAGATCAAATGCGTGGTCAACTTGGTTCAGGCGGTCTTGGCCTTGGCGGAATGCCAACTCCCAAAGCTAGTGATTTAGAGATCGCTAGATCGCTAGGCTACACCGGAGGGCCGGGGCTTATCCGTGATATGCGAGCCAGAACGCCTGAAGAGTACAGACAAGAAGAAGAAAGTAATAATCGTCTTGCAAGAGACTATTTAAACAGTATTGGATATGGTCAGTCTGGGTTTGATTCTTCTAAATATGAAGTCAGGCCCACTCGCAATGAACCGGTAAATTTACAAAAAAGTATCTTTAGTGGATTAGCTTTCCAAGAAGGCGGCGAAATTCCTAACGCAGCTCAAAACATGGAAATGATGATGGCAGATACCATGCCTCAAGGAGAGATGGCTGGCGAATATGACCGGCTTATCCAGATGACCATGCAGGCAGTGTTGGGTCAGGTCGAGAATCCGGATGAAATCATCCAGATGTTCATCGACGAGTTTGGTGTGGATGCGTTCCGTCAATTGCGGGAAGCTGTACTGAACCAACAGGTCCCCGGCGCACAGACCGAAGGAATGGTCGATGGCAATGGGGGCGGCATGGATGATCAAGTGATGGGGATGATTGGGAACCAACGCCCTGTTGCGGTATCGCCCGGTGAGTACATTATCCCAGCGGATGTGGTCTCAGGATTAGGAGATGGCAGTTCCCAAGGGGGAGCAGACATCCTTGATGAACTCAGCCAAGCGGTTCGTATGACTCGCACGGGAACCCCTGAGCAACCCCGTCCGTTAATGGAGACTGTTCGGTAATGAATGCTGTCGTAGAAGAAACGCCGGTTTATGTGTCCCTAATTCCACTGGAACATATTGAATCGGCGTGGTCTACGGTAGCCCCTTACATTGAGCCTGCTGTCGAAAGATCCAATGGTCGATGGACCATGGACGCTTTAAAGCAGTGGTCGTTGATGGGTGACAAACAAATATGGATTGTCTTTGATGATGACAAGACCGTTCATTGTGTGGCAGTCACCCAGAATGTGGTGTATCCAGCTTGCAAGATGCTCTCCATCGAATTTTTAGGTGGTGCAGGCTTAGATAAATGGGCGTTTAAACTTCTTGATGTCCTGAACAGTTGGGCTAAGGACAGCGGATGCAACGGTATTGAAGCTACCGCAAGGATTGGTTTCTGGAAATGGCTTGAAAAAGATGGATTTGGAAAAGCCTACACGGTATTTGAAAAGCATTTTGATGGCAAAGTTGGATAGCAATAATGATTGAAAGTGCTGGAAAACTTGAATGGTTTGGTGGCAACGAAGATGCTTTAAACATGTATCGTATGCTGATAGATCTAACCCATATATGGGATGATCTTGTTGATAAAGACAGCGATGTTAGTTCTGAAGATGTAAACAGAGCTTTTGCTATTGCCTTAATTTATCTTCCTTCAAATCCGTTTTATCGAAGCATAGAGTCTGCCGTGATTCCTATGCTTCTAATGTCTCTTTCTGCCTATCAAACAGCAAACCATTTTGAAAAAAACAAAGACGAGCATGGAATAGAAATAGCGCACATTTTAAGGTACTCAGCAGGACACATAGTTTCTTATGCCGTGAATGTGTGTGTTGGTCCGGTAAAGGCAAAAGAGTTCATGCCGGAAGTATGGAAAGATATAGTTTTCGAGAGATTCGATGACTATAAAAATGAGGTCATGACCAATGAAAAGTAAATTGGTTTTGTTTGGCAATGAAGAGTTTTTCGATAACTTTGATAATAAGCCATCTCAACTTAAAAAGCTGCAATTTACTACTATTAGTAGCGGCGGTAATCGCGCTCCTTCTGGAACGCAAAAAGTTGAACAAACAACAACCACACTTCCTCCGTATGCAGAACCCTATTACCGTGCTGCATTAGAGCGGGGTCTCTATGAGAGTGCGCGTCCTTACGAGCCTTTCTTAGGTCAACGTCTTGCTCAGTTTGCACCCGAAGAAACCTTTGCCCAACGGGGCATTATGTCTTTGGGGCGACCCACCCAGATTGGTGAAGCCACCAATGTGTTCCGTCAAGCGACAGGGATGCAAGGTCCAACAGGAATGGACATCGCAGCAGGTTTTAGACCGAGCGATATTTATCCCACCTACCAAGGGATGCAATTCCAAACAGGCTATGCACCCGGTCAATTTGGATCAGGCTATACCGCTGGTGGGCTAGGCGATCTCTATCGGGCGGGAACCTATGGTCCGAGCTACACCCCCGGTCAAATCACATCCGGTTATCAAGCCGGTCAGTTCCAACCGGGCTTTCAAGCGCAACAGTACATGCCGGGGTATCAGGCAGGACGCTTTGCGAGCGGCTATCAAGCCGGTCAGTTTCAACCCGGCTATCAAGCAGGGCGTTTAGGCGCAACCTTCGAGGCGGGATCATTAGCTGCTCCGGGTGCGATTGAACAGTACATGTCTCCGTACCAAAGAATGGTGACGGACGTAGAAAAACAAGCGGCTGTTCGGGCTTCTCAGATGCAGGCAGGACAGGAAGGTGCTGCCGCAGCCAGAGCAGGCGCGAGAGGTGGCACCCGTTCTGCATTGATTGAAGCGGAACGTCAAAAGGGATTGGGCCAACAGTTAGCTTCCATTGAAGCGCGTGGCGCTCAGTCTGCCTTTGAGCAAGCACAAAGAGCCTTTGAAGCGGATCGTGCTGCGAGATTGCAGGCCGGTCAGTTTGGTGTTCAAGCGTTCCAGACTCAAGAAGCCGCTCGCCAACAACAAGCTCAATTTGGATTGCAAGCCCAGCAAGCAGGCGAACAAGCGCGTCAAGAAGCAGCGCGTATGGGCATGTCTGCACAGCAGCAAGAGGAAGCAGCCCGTCAAGCTCAAGAGCAGTTCCGTCAAAGTGCCTTTGGGCTGGGTGCAGAGGAACGTCAGTTCCAAGCGAACATTGGGATGCAAGCTCAACAAGCCGGTGAGCAAGCAAGACAACGTGCGGCTGAGATGGGTATGTCAGCCCAACAACAGAACGAAGCGGCTAGACAAGCGGCTGAAGAGTTTCAGTTGCGCGGATTCCAAGCAAGAGAATCGGCTCGTCAACAACAAGCTCAGTTGGGGTTGGGTGCTTTCCAAGCGCAAGAAGCGGCCCGTCAACAGCAGCAACAGTTTCAGTTCCAAGCTCAACAGGCTGGCGAGCAAGCTCGTCAACGAGCCGCCGAGTTGGGACTCTCCGCACAGCAACAGACGGACGCTGCCAACCGAGCCGCACAAGAATTTCTTATGCAGTCTCAGCAGTTCAACATCGAACAGCAAAGACAACGTGCATTGTTGGGATTCCAAGGACTGGAAGCAGATCGTGCTGCACAAGCGCAACGCCTACAGGCGGCAGAGTTGCTTCGTGGAACCGGTCTTATGCAACAAGAATCCGATCTCCAACGGTTGCAAGCTCAGTTGGGAATTGGTGGAATGCGAAGAGATCTCATGCAACGAGGTCTCGACATTGGATACGAGGACTTCCTGCGTCAACAAGCGTACCCGAGAGAACAGTTGTCGTTCCTCAGTAGTTTGTTGCAGGGTGTTCCGGTCCAACCGGGTGCGACGATTGCATCGTTTGGTCGGGTTCCCACACCGACCCAACAGTTACTGGGCGCAGGCTTAGGCGCGGCGGGTCTCTATCAGACCCTTGGCGGCGGACGGCAGGGTTAAGACATGAACATTCTCCAAATGGAAGATATGGTGAAAGGGCTTCCGGATCAGATTCTGATGCAGGAAGCTCAGATGCCATCCGGTCAAATCCCCCAGTTCTTGGCGTTGTCGGAAGTGCAACGCAGACAGGAGATGCGCCAGAAACTTCAAGCCCCACCAGAAGCCACTGTAGCCGATCAGATCCTACAGGGCGGTATCGCATCAGCCATGCCACAGCAGGGGCCACAGCAGCCTCCTGCTCCGCCACAGGGTATGCCGCAAGGTATGCCTCCCCAAGGTCAACCGCCTGCCATGATGTACGGTGGAGGTATGGTACCGAGTGGCATAGTTAAGATGCAGAATCTAGGGCAGGTTCCTAGTCTGTCTCCAGCAAATGCTGACCCCGCTGCTGAACTAAGGCGGCTTATGGAAGAGGCTTATGCAGCAGGAGACATGAATGCCGTAATGCAAGCTCAACAACAGTTAGAGCAATTAGCGGCTTCTGCTTCTGGATTAGGTCCAGCTTCTGCTTCTATTTTGTCTCCGGAAGAACTTTTAAAAATTCCTGAAGCAAGTCGTTCTCCTGAACAACAAGCTCAGATTAGTCAATCTTATCCGGGCTACACCAGTATGGTTCCGTCCCTGTTGCCATCTGTTCAGGGAATGTTTAAGCCGCCTGCAGAGTTTGATGAAGAGGCATACATAGCAGCTTTTAAACCTACCATGTCAATGTTTGCTTCCCCATATTTTGCTGAAAGGCGACAGTCCTTGCGGGAACAAATTCTTGAAGAAGGCAAAAGAAGGCGAGAAGAAGATATCGCTAGGGCAGAGCGTTATCGAACTGAAGCTGAAGATCCCATTCGTAAATCCATGGAAGAGGCTAAAAGGGCTGCACTAGGGGCAACCATGACTCGATTAGGCGCTTACTTAATGGCAGGCGAAGCAGAGGAGGGCCTTCTTGCTGCGACAGAAGGCGCAGAAAAAATTCTTGGTAAAGCTGAAGAAGCAGAGCAGGCAGAAAGACGGGCTGTTCGTCAAGAGTTCCGTGCGGCAGAACGGGATGCTATTCGCTCTGAACGTATGTCTGCTGATCAAGTCTTTAATCTTCAAAGTCAAGACCTTGTTTCTGATGAAAACGCACAGAGACAATTTGCTTTGGCGAACAGTCAGTTTGCACAGAATTTGTTTAATGCAAAACGCTCTGCTGGTGAGAGTCGAGACAAGGCTTATAACGATTCTGTCAAGCTTACTTTTGAGCTTGCTAAATCTATTGATGATAATGTTAAGAAAGCTATCAGAGAAGCTGGTCTCACTGAGCGCCAATATGTTGAAGCTTATAGGCAGATTCTTTTGTCAGCGACAGCTCAACTTCGAGATGTTGCCTTTACAGATGAAGAAGGAAAACCAAGACCTCCGACCCCAGAAGAAGCTAGGGCTGCAGTTGACAATGCAGTAGAAGCTATGTTTACAGATTTGCAAAGAAAAGGGGCCGCTGTTCGAGAGAGCTATCTACAGCAACAAGGGATTAGCGAGGGACAAGGCGGAATGAAAGAAGGCGGGAAGGTCGAAGGTTTTGTTGTAGATTACCAAGGTCAGAAGTTTAAGTTTAATTCTCAGGAAAACGCTGATAAGTTTAGAGATGCACTAGAGTCTATCTAAATGGCTATCAATCCGATTCTGTTTGAATTAGCGAAACAATTCGGTGGTAGCTTAGTTGATGAAGAAGACACCGCCGAAAAGGATCGCATTAAGGGCTTAGCAAGTCGCTTTGGCGGAGAGCCAGTCGCGACTGAAGATGCTGTGCCAGAAGAAGAGCCGGTTAGACCATCACCCTCCATTGGGGGAACCGGCGCATTAGGATTATTATCGGCTCCTTTTGGAAGACAAGCTGTTAAAGAAACAGCCATTGCTGCGTTCCAACCCACCACTTATGAATCAATTTTTCCAGTAATAGGGGAAAGCTTTGACATAAGTAAAGCTAAGTTTGGTTTAGCTGCAGTAGATGCTTTACCTAACTCAATTGATACCCCGCCTGCTGGGGTTCCCATGGAGGACATTGATCGTGCAGGTGGTGTTCGTCAGTATTACGAAACCTTTTACGGTGTTAAAAGCGACGAAGAGCTTAAAGAGTTAAAGCAGAAAACGATTGAAGCGATTGCTCGTCGCATTAAGGAAAGCGAAGAAACAATCTCTGAGATAACCCCAGAAGGATTGACTCCCGCTCAAGTAGGTATTCGTAGCGGCATACAAAGCGTTACGGAAATGGTTCCGGGCATAGCGGCATCTGTCATAACTAGAAGCCCCACCCCTGCATTAGCATCTGCTGCAGGCTTAACAGGTCTGGAGTCTTATGGCGAAGCCCGTCTTGCAGGGAAAGATCCAACCACAGCGTTAGCTTATGGCGGCATTGATGCTGCTATCGAAACCGCTACAGAGCGGTTTGGGTTGGCACCTGTTTTAAAGATTTTAAAGAAAGCTAACATTGCAGATGTTGCAACAAAAGAAGAAGTTAAAGACGCATTAACAGAGTTTGCTAAAAGAGAAATCGGCTCAGAGCAAGCGGCAACAGCTCTCCAAACTCTAAATGCTTTGGCATTTGGATTGGATGAAGAGCTTGCTAATGCGAAGTCGCCTGAAGAAGCTATCCGCATTCAAGGTGAACGTCAGTTCATAACGGCTGTTGCAACAGTCGTAGGCGGTGGCGCACAAGGTGGTGCCATAGCTGCTGCTAATAAGATCCAAGAAAATAATATTCGTAAGGAGATTGAGAAAAGAACTCGTGATCTTGAGGGAGTGGGTTCCATTCAAGAAAGGAAAGCAATTCAAGAGCTTAGAGATCAAGCATTAAACGATGCTCAAACAATCTCTGCCCCAGATCTTTCTGAAGTTTCTTTAGAAGAGGGGCAAACAGAACCAACCCCTTTACAGTTTGCAGATGCTTACGCTGACAGAATTTTTAATTCTGTAGGTCAGTACATTCCTGCTGATGTCGAGTTTAGTGTTACTGAAAAAGAAGTCGATGGCGAAACCCAGTACACGGTAACGGACAAGGAAGGTCGCCAGTATGGGCAGAACTTAACCGACAAAGATCAAGCGGATGCTTTGTCTTTAAGCTTAAACAACATAGGCCAATCTAGGGCGCAAGTCCTAGAAAGTCTCAATCCTCTTTATATTTCCCTGAAAGATACCTTAAAGGGGTATGGTTTAAATGATATTGGGTTGACACTGAATGATCGCATCTTCACAAGGCGTGGAGAAGCGTTAACTTCTGAGGGGTTGTTCGACCCTGTTGTTAGAGAAGTTTTTCTTGCAGTTGATGCTATTGATCCTGACGGAACCTTAGATCAAGGTCAGCGCCGTCAAGCACTGCGTGGTGTGTTGCGCCACGAGGTTGTTCATGCCCTGCGCTATCTTGATTTGTGGAAAAAATCCGAATGGAAGAATTTAGAAAATGCAGTATCTCGCATAAAGAAAACAGGAACCGATAAGACTTACCTTGATATTGCTAAGGAAAGATACGGCGATCAAACCCCTGTCATTCAGGTAGAGGAAGCTGTTGCAGATCTGATTCGCGATGTTGCAGATCAAAGAGCATCTGTAGCAGGCAAGCCACGTTCTCTTTCTGAAAGAGCGGTTCAGTTTTTTGATCGCGCTAAGAACGCATTAACCGGTGCTGGATTTCAGACTTACGAAGACATTGTAAACCGCTTTGAAAGCGGTGAGATCGGTGCAAGACAGCGCGGTAAAATAAGGACATTCAGAGCGAGTGAAGAATTTGCTGCTGAAAAAGGATACGTTCCTGAGCGTCTTCAGAGGATCTTGAAATCACCTGAAGGGCGAAATCAATTTAGAGAAGACACGCTACAGAATTTAATTAGCAGTTTACCAAGTCAAGCCTTGGCTGCGCCTGCAATGAACAGTTTGCGGAACGCTGGCATTCGCGAGTCGCGTTCTACCATTGAGCAGGTTCCCCCGAAAATTAAAATAGATGATCAAGAACTTCCGACAAGGGATAGTGAAGGTCGTTTAATTTACTCCGGCTATGAAGGACCGGAAGTATTTAACATTCAAACCGCTCCCACTGAGCAGGGACTCAAGAACTTCTGGCGCTGGTTTGGTGATAGCAAAGCGGTCAGTCGAGATGGTCGCCCGTCTGTGTACTACCATGGAACCGCTGCTGATATCACTGCGTTCCGTCCCAAGCAAGCAGGTTCTGTGTTCATTACCAAAAGCCCTAGCTTTGCCAATGAATTTGCAGGGATGTCTGAGGACTACATGGTCGGGAACTTCACCGACTTCATGTCTGACCAGCAGGTACTGGATGTCCTGAATGAAACTTTAAAAACTCCAAGTTCATTCCCTGTTAGATCTAAAGAATTACCACCTACTAAAGCTAAACCAGATGAAAAGGGTGTTAAAGAACCTAGCAAGGTCAACTTAGGAACTTATGAAAATGTTTTGAAGTTACGAGATTCAGTAGAAAAGAGTGTGCTATCTGGTAAGCCAATTAGCAACAAAGTTATTTCAGATTTAAAATATATAGCCAAAGAAGGCAGAAATATTCGCCTTGGAAAGAACATTCAAGACCGTATGCCTTCTGCTGCGAACCTTGTTCCGGTGTATGTTAAGGCAGATAATCCTTTTGATTATCAAGATAAAGATCAGGTTTATAAGGTTTTAGAAAAAGCAGATGAGTTCTCCCCTACCCCTATTGGCCCTATTGAAGAGGAAGCTCTTTTAATTGGAGACTGGGAGACCATTGAATCATCGGCTATCTTAGAGGCTATTAAATCTCTTGGATTTGACTCCATGTATGTGGAGGAAGCAGGCCAAAAGAATCTGGCAGTGTTTGATCCGGGTCAGGTGAAGTCTGCCATTGGGAACAACGGTGAGTTTAGTCCGCTGACCCCCAGCATTCGTGAGTCGCGTCAGCCTACCTACAACATAGTTAACACCCGTACCGGGAAAGTGGTCGGTCAGGCTAATACCATCAATGGCGCTCGTCGTTCTGTAGATCGTCGTGATAATCAGTACGGTGCATATGTACACACGATTCAGGTTGTTGATGAAGAAGGGGATAGAGAACAAAGGGCCAAGGCTAGAGAAATGCTTGGCTTGCCTGCATTGATGGGTGAGCCTGTCGGAGAAGGAATTGGACAGCCAAGTGTCGAGGCTGGTCGCGCTGTACCTGAAGCAGAAGCAGTAGTACCTAAAGCCAGAGAGTCTCGTAAAAAACCTGAAGACACTCCTCCGGCATCAAAGCCGATAGGCAATCCAGTTCCGGGTCCATCGACCAATGTAGAGAACACTGCTGATGCAGAGGCTTTGAATAACGGTCGCCCAGTTAATTCAATGGGTATTGCGACTGGACCTCAAGTCACAACGACAGATCCTGAAACCTTAGAGGTTGATACTTCTGAGGTAAGACTCCGTAAAGAAGGGGTGGGCAGGCTTGTAAGAACTCTTGAGTTTGTTGAGTCAGCACCTGATCGTCTTCGCCGTGGTATTGGCCTTGAGGATCTGGCAAAGAATGTTGAAGATTACTATGACACTCTTGCTGCACGGCTTGGCTTTGTTAACAACATCATTCGCAATGCGGTAGCTCAGATACCGTTGAAGGATAGGTATTCCTTTGACTCTAACATTCCGGGCTTTGGTCCTGTTTTAATTCAAGGTAAAGCCCTAAGAGAGTTTGAAAGCTTTATAAGAGCAAGAGAAAACGGCAGAACTGATGAAGCCCAGTTCATCAGAAGCCAGGTGTCTGATAGCGGGAGAGCCTTAATCGAGGCTTGGGAACAGCTTGCTACTGAGACAGGTCGTATAAACCTAGAAATTCGCACACCATACGGCAAACCTTTAAGGGTTTACGATCCAAATTACGTCACGGGAACTTATGGAGAAAAGGCAGGGGGATGGAGACCAATTAAAGTTGCCCCTAACTTTTTCCCAAGAACACTTCGCAAGGAAGTGCTTGCTGTCATGAACAATCCGGACTCTGATCCGGCATTGTTTAATCAGTTAATGAGATCATTGGTAGAGGCTGGCAAAGCAGATGACATTGATGCTGCTCGTAAGTGGTTGCTTCGTAGTTACTTTTCAGAAGAAATTAGAAGCGACTACTTTGCTGGCGTTGAAAGAGCAAGATCTGAAAAGCTCCCAGAGATTTTCTACGACTACTCTTGGGATGCGGTAACTCGCTACTTAAATAAGTGGGCAAAGAGAACTTCGCAAGTTCAGTACTTCGGTCAAGAGCTTGGGCAGATGCCAAACCAAAGAGATTACTTTGGTAGAATCTTGGCGAGGTCTGATATCAATGAAGATACTAAAGCTTACATTTTAAGCATTAGAGATAGGATTTATGAAGTAGACAACACGGGTGACTATGGGTTTATCCTTAATTGGTTAAACTCAATCGTCACCGGAGGTATGCTTGGCAATCCAATTAGTTCTTCTTTGAACTTGATTGGTGGAACCGTTCTTAACATTGCTGAATTTGGAGTGGGCAGAGTTGGTAAAGCGTTTGTTGAGTATGCAAAAACTCCTATCAAGCCAGTCAGAAGCTTTGTAACAGAACTCAATGCGAATGAGTTTGGCATAGATGCTATTGCCAAAGCATGGAAAGAATTAAAAATTGAATGGGCTAAAGTTCAAGAGGAAGGGACTACTCTTGGAATTTTAAATAACGATGTTATTAACTTGTTGAATGACATACCGTCTGAAGCAAACAAGTACTTTGAAGATGAAAGAACTCTTTCTGTTGGCCCTATTTCTTTAAGAACAGCCCCTATTTCTAGGGGTCTGGCTAAGTCTGCGAATATTCTTTTGACTGTTGGCGGCTATCAGAAAGCAGAAAACATTGTTAGGTACACGGCATTACTGGCAGCTAAGGGATGGCTTAATGATTCTCTTAAAGCCATGAACACTAACCCATCATCAAAGCAAGCAGTAAGGTTTAAGGACTGGATTCAAAGAGAAAACTTAAATCTTGAAAAGCTTTTGCTAGAAAATGGTATCGGAGAGGAAACTGCTCGTTTCTTTAGAAGAGCAGTTAACGTACCACAAGGGTCTTATAAGATCGACATGACTCCTGTGTTTGTGGATACCCCAGTTGGAAGGTTTTTGTTTAAGTATCAGAAATTTGCCACGCAAGTTAATAGATATTTTTATAGGCATTACATAAAACCATTTAAGGATAAACCAGACGCAACAAATGCTCTCAGGATTCTGTCATTTTTAGGATGGTCATTGGTTGGTGGAGAGCTTGTGCTTCTGATCAGGGAGGCTTTTGGGTATGGCAATCCAAGCGCGGATTTTGAAGAAATAACAAAAGCTTTAAGGGAAAACGAAGATCTTGCTAGAGCTTTGGCGTTGTCTTGGAGCCGAGCTTTGCAAGACCTTTTGGCTGTCGGGGTCTTCGGTTTCTTCGGAAACTATGCCCAGCTTTTTAATGACTGGCAGGATCAAATGCGAGTTAAGAATCCCATGTCCCCTCCGGGCGCGGCATCAATTGGGAATCTTGCCGATCTTATTAATAAGTTTTTGGGACAAAAAACATTAACCTTATCTGATCTTGATGACTACGCTCAGGCTCAGGTTTCTTTATATAGAGCTGGTAAAAGAATAACTTTAGCTACCTTGGATAGCCTTGGCTCTGATGCTGAAGCAGTCAAAAAGTTTGTAACTCAAAAGAACCTGAGAGAGGTGAGAGAGTTTACAGATCGCTATAGCGAAGAGATGGACATTGAATACAAAAGAAGGATTGCACCCGGTGCAGTCATTCCAACCCCGCAAACCCCATTCAACAGACGTATTGTCGATGCGCTATATCGTGGCAACTCTGCGGAAGCCAAGGCAATATTATTTGAGGCTCAAGCGGGTAAAACCCGCGAGGAAAGAGATCGTATAAGACGTAGCGCAATGTCTGCTGTAAGGAACGGGCAACCTATCAGGATTGCTGGAACCGGTGCTTCAGATGAAGACAGAAGAGATTTCATGCGATGGGCGCAGAGGAACTTATCTGCGGATGGGTATGCAATGACTTACCAGATGGACTTTACTTACAGAAGCGCAGCGAGAAGAGCGGACTTAGGTTTTAAAGATTGAGCAGAGACAAGCAGGCCGGTAACTATCTAGGCAAGGTCAAGGCGTTGCCCTGCGTATTGTGCATACGATTAGATCAGCACCAACAGAACGTCACTGAAGCTCACCATATCCGGACAGGACATGGGATGTCAGATCGCGCAAGCGACTATCTTGCTGTGGCCCTATGTGTAGATTGTCACCGTGGGTACGATGGCTTCCACGGAACCAAGGCTTTGCTACGGATTGCTAAGGTGTCAGAGATGGATCTACTGGCTGACACAATCCAGCTACTGGATAAAAAAAGGGGGGGCTGAAAATCAACCCCCCCAAGGCTAGCTTGATCAACATCGATAAATGTTACAGGAGAATAACATTCGCGCCTGATACTAATCAGATTCGTCTGACCATGCAACATCATGATCCGCACCAAATGACAGGATCAGATCAATCAGATCGGTCATCTCTTTCTTGGACATTCCAGAGGTCGGCTCACCCAGATACACCACGCCCCCATCGATAGCGGGAACCATTCTCTGTTTACGGATCGCGGCAGTGAAGATCCACTTCCAATCCTTCTTGGATAGTTTCTGACCATGCCATTCGACCTGACGGGAAATGTCACCCAATAACGCCCACATCAAAGCGTTCTGACCAATCGACCGTCGATCCTTGGCAATGATCTTGCCAATTAAAGTCTCTAGTTCTTCCATGGATCAAGCCTCAGAGCTAAACCATTTATCCTGTCTTTTCAGGAACTTAGGCCATTCTGTTTCAGTAAAGGATTTATCTTGGATCAGAATGTGGTTGGTAGGCTGTGCGGTGTACCGCCCAAGGTGAGGGAGGGAGAAGAAATAAAACTCCTTGGATTGTGTGGGTTCGGCACTAAACCCATCGCCAATCGGAGCAGCGGTAAATAGATATTGTCCTTCATGCTCAGACCGATTCTGGAGGCGTACACGGGCCTGCATTCCTGAAAGGAAGGGGTACTCAAGGGTTGTGAACTGCCAGCCATAAGCGTCCCACGTTGCCGCATCAGAGGGTTCCCAAGGAACCGCTCCCTTATATAGACAAAGCTGATGGAGTCCTAGATTCCGATAGATAGCGCCACATTCTAGCAGGACATGACAACCCCAAGCACGACCGGGCCATGCGGATAAACCAAACCAGATCGCTTTCATCCAGTCATGTTCCCCACAAGCATTGGGTTCCAGCCAGACATACTGATGCTTCGGGAGAGATCCTGATCCGGTGAAGAGGGTCAACCTTTCCCCCTCCCTCTGATCGCATTAGCCACACCACTCGGGCAGGACTCACAGGTTGGCTCATAAGATTCAGCCACCAAAGCACACGCCTCACGCTCGGCTGCGGCAACGAGGGCGGCGAACCTAGCCATCATTTCCATTGGAACACCATCGCGATCTATCTCACAGAATTCATAGTCATCGCGATAGTAGATGCCAGCTTCTTTCGCTAATCGAATGATGGTTTCCTCATCCATTGTTCTTCTCCTTCAGCTTGGCTTCGACTTCTTTCATCACAGCCCATGCTTCGGGTTCGGCTAGGTTCTCACACGGATCACCTCCAACGAGACAATCGTTAAACTCTTCGTCGGTCAGTCCAACCCATTCACGCTTTGTAGTCCCCACTGGGTCAACATCTTTTCGCATCACGACATAAGCCAACACTTCGCCATCAAACAAGTCAGCTCTGATTGTGACGATAACGTAGTCATCTCCCGCTTGTTGCTGCATCTTTTCTGCGCTGTCGTAATCACGAAAGCCAATCCAAATCATAGCTTCCCCTCTTTCGCCAAAACATAGTCGTACCGTTTAATCCCACGCCTCGCTGCATTGACCACCGCACTAGGACGCAGCCCCAATTCTTTCGCAAGAACAGCGTAGGTCATTTCAGCAATACGATCTTTTGATTTCTTGAGCTTTATGATTTCCCGATACTGGTCTAGCGAAATCCTTGGAAGGTTGCCCGGTAACTTAGGCTCCTTCATCGTAACCATCTTCCACTATATCCATGTGCATCGTAATGAGACAGGACTCAATTAACCTTAGAACCCCTACCGTTTCCGCTAACGAGATCTCTCCATCGTATTCATCTAACACCTCGAAGATCTTGTCAGCTAGTTCCTGATTCTTAGAAAACTTCTTTTTGAAGTTACGCTTGATTACATCGCCCATGTGTTTCCCCTATGCCAGATAAAATCCAATGGCTGTCCCAATAATTAGCCCGACCATAAAGATCGCAGCTTCCCCTCTACCCCTGTCTTTATCTATTTCCTTATAGCTTTCGATGACCCTCTTTTGATAGGTCACTTCCGCTTCAAGCTCTTCAATCCTGTGATTGAGTCTGTCCTGCGAGTATTCCATCGCCCTTCTCCAGTTTGTCTATCAGCCTGTTTAAATACCATGCTGCTTTCTTCGCATCTTCCAGTGGCTTTCCCTTATGCCACATCCGAAACAGATACTTGAGTGCTTGCCATTGCAAGGTTCCCGTGATCGGAGATGGTGCAAACCTTACGACATCCTCTATTGCATCGATGGCTTCTTGGTTCCCCGTGGTGTAGTGGCTGGGGTGGTTGACGGGATCTCCTTTTTGCTGTGCATCCATCCTTTCTTTGTCTCCTTAAATCCCACTGCCAGTAACGCTTCTTCAATGCGGCAATTGCCTAACACGTTCTTATGTCTACGGAACGAATCAGGATTTGCGAACAGTCTTTGACACTCTCCGCACCGCCTTTGCTTTGATACCTTCACCATTCTTTAGCCTTTCGTTCTCAGTCCTGAGCCGTTTAATCTCATCGTAACAAGCCCACAACACCCCACCGACTGTCAAGAACTTCATCTCTGTAGTCGTTCCTACATCGTTGATCTCTTCAGGTAAATCCCGAATGAGATCCAAAATATCGTCTTCGGTTTCCATTAAGGTATACCGTGATGGTACAAATCCTCTAGCTCTTTTCTCACATAAGTCAGCTCTGCTTGAAGTGTCTTGATCTCTTGCTCAATCACAGTGGCTTCCTTGTACATCCCACGCCCACGCAAATTTGCAAAGGCTGTTTCCAACTTCATGCCCTGCGTCTGGTTATAACGCCACGGCATCTTTTCCATTTCACGCTGCCAAGAACCCGGCTCACTTTGATTGTCAATCATGATGTCACCTCATTTGTGAACGAACCTTTGCCTCAGTTTCAACCGCTACAATATCTCGCACCAAAGTCAATAGCTTGCAGATCACATGGCTATCGGACTTCTTCTCATTAGCTTTATGAAGCTCATCGAACTGTGCAGCAAGTGCATTAATCATCGCCCAGTCGATAAACTCTAGCTCACAATCATCATTGATTTGCGCCCACACCTTTTCCTGTGGGGGCATGGGAACCATATCCTCTTTCTTTACGTCAAGGAAAGAGATGTCATCGTCCTCTTGCATTCTGCAATCTCCTTTAGTGTGTGTATCACTTGATCCATTTGCTTATCCCACGGAGCGACCATGCTCTCGCGGTTAAAGATCTCGACACTTGGATACCATAAAGATCGATTCCCGTCCTTGCTGTTCCAGTACCAGAGTTTATTGGCATCCAATAGCAGCACAGGTTTACCCATTGCCCCTGCGATATGGACATTGGCATTACTACAGGACACCACCACATCACAGAAACGAATCATGGAAGCGACCCCTTCCAGATCGAAGAACGTGTTGACTGTAGTCTGTAGGATACAGTGTCCGGTCTCCTGCTCGAACCCTGCAATGGCTTCCTTTGATTTACCGTACTGAAGATTCACCACCTTCACATTGGGGATATCAAAGATCGGAGCGAACTGATGGAGCGGAACGCTCTTGTGTTCCCCGACTCTGGGTGCAGTGCTTGCCCAACTAATGCCAACCACAAAGTCTTCCTCTTTCAAACTCAGTTGTTTAAACAGAAGTTTGCTTTGCTCTTTGTCGGCAATCAGATAACGCTCAGATCGGTGGACAGGGATATCATCGAACGAATGGATGAACGCTTTCCCTAAGCTGCCAATCGGAATCTGTGAATCGAATGACATGTTCTTAACACGGGAATCATGGCGAATGAATTCGATATGGGGCATCGCTCTTTGCATCATCCCCATCAATCGAATATCCACCATCGCGGTAACCTTCTGAGTAATTTTACTCAGAGCGTTGAGTAAACTCGCGTACAGGGTTTGATCTCCAATGCCCTGCTCACACCACACCAGTACTGACTGATAACCTTTGTCGATCTCCCATCGCGGGAGCTTGGTCTTGAGCTTGGGAGATTTAAACGCATCGCTTTCCCAACGGGACTCGTACCAATCCCAACCTTTCTCAAAGTCTCCCAACTGCAAGGACATCAGACCCATTGTCCACTTGGTATCGGGACTATCCGGATCCATTCGCAATGCCAATTGAAAATCTCTAAGTGCTTTCTCCCAACGTCTCATCTCCCAGTGAGCGCGACCGCGTTGCACCAGACCATTCACCAAAAGCGGATACAGCTTGACGATATCATCAAGGTTGGTAATCGCCCGATCAAACTGATCGTTGTTAACCAGTTCAACTGCTTCGTTAAAAAGATCCTGAATAGATTTGCTCACCAGTAATCCACTCCGCTTCTGGAACATCTGACATTGGGAGGCGGGACATGCCGCCACTGGTAATCACGGCAGGCTTTGAGATCAGTCCAGAGTTTTTTAATCAGATTAAACATGCACCCTCCAAGAACCCAGCGACACCCCCATGATGCCGCTGGGTATTAAATTAGAACGGCACTTCTTCCAAGGACTTTTCCTTATCCACCCACTTATTCGCTGACAAGGAAATGTATTGAACACCAGACTTGCTTGTGTTGTTCCATGCAGAAACGGATAGCTTGATCGGTCGATTGGCTTTCGCTTCTTCGATCAGTTCCTTCAGCAACGCTTTGGTGAGTGTCAGTTCACCACGCATTGCAGGATGTTTATCTGACTTGCGATCACGCACCTTGAACAACGCACCTTGCGTTCGATCTCCTGAGTTGTAATCAACCATTGGTTTCTCCTTCCAGTTTTGATTTCAGTTCCGTAAAGCCGGTCTTCAACATCTCGTACTGCTTCGGATAGTTGCTGTCCAAGATATCAATGACCTGCTTGTTATCACTCCAGAATTTCCGGAGAGAATCTGTGTTGCTGCAGAACTTGTTTGCAAATTCCATCAGCTTGCCTACCACTTCCGCTGCTCCCTCTTCACTGGGAATATCATTGAACCCCTGCTTGGTGGGAACCTTTTTCTTGACCGACTTGATCGGGGTCTCATCGATCAACGGATCATCAGGGGTCGTAGCTGCGGTGACATCCTCACCCGCATAGATCGCATGACCCAACCCGAACATACTGACGCACTTCACTAGGCATCGCATACGGGTATCCGAAATTTTTCTGGCATCGGGGTTCTTGATCGCGTTGTTTTTGTAGTCCATGACCGGAAGCCACATGGATCTGTGGCACTTGCCGATCACGATATCGCAGTGAACGGTGACACTCCCATCAGGGTGTAGTTCATGCCCCGCAAAACTGTATTCAGCTTGCGGATAATGCTCCATCAGAACACCCCAAGCCCATGCCCAACTGAGGTACGATAAGCCATTCTTTTTCTCGACATGCTTGGACACATCGACCTTCGACAACGTGTTCCAGATGTCTGCATATGTCGGCTCCGACATAGTATTCTCCTGTTGTGGTTGATTGATTTATTCTAACACACCAACTAACCAAGTCAATAACCCGATAACTCTGACATAACCTCTTGTTTATATTGGGAACACCACGCATTGACTCGACACCAGTTCGCTTTGCAACGAGTCGATTCGCCCCTTCGGAACTCTAGTTCCATGCCATCAGTCAGTGCAGCTTTGGCATCCTCTTCGTTATCAAAAAGTTTTTGCGCCCGTCTCTGACCTTTCTTTTTGATTGCCCACTTGGATTCTTTGATCCATCGCTCTTCATCAGAACACCATGGTAGTTCCATACCAGTCAGTCGGTCGAACTCTGCTTTCTGGTGCAGTGCAACACGCTCATTGAGATATCGATCTTGCTCTTCCTCAGACCACATATTGATATCGATCTCGACAATCGGTGCTTTGGGATAGTCGATCTTGTCCTGCGCGTCACGCGAACGCCAGTCTCTCAAGATCGCGATCACCTTCAACCCTTTGACCTTGGAACCTTTGGACTTGCGAACGAGCGCGGCATAACAGTTTAGCTGCCGCTCCCACTCGACCTTGCCCATGATCACCGACCACACCGAGGTAGTCTTGTAGTCCATGATCGTGATGCCGTCCTCTTCGATTCGCTGAACATCAATCGCACCGGACACCACCCAACCATCGATCTCTGTGAAGAGTCGCTCTTCGCTGATGTGATTGTCATCACCTGTCTCTTCAAACATTTTGTGTGCTGCACTACCGAGTACTGCCCACATTTTCTCCGAGACATCCTCTTCGAGTTCTTCCCAATGCTCCTGCTTTAGTATACGAACCCTTGGAGAATCAATGAGTTGCGTAATCGAACGATTACTATCTCCTTTGGAGTACTCATTACGGGTTAACGCTTTCACAACAGGGTTTGGTAACCCAAATTTATTCGTTAGTTTCATACTCTCCAGATCCTCACGCCGCCTTTTGAGATTGAACTACTGAAGTTGTAGTCAGGGTGTTGTTTCTTGAACCGACTCAACCTCACTCGAATGTTATGTAATACTTGATCTGCCTCCTCGTCAGTCTTGCAGTCAATGAGTATGGAATCACCGACCTGTAAATCTTTGAGTGGTAGTGGCCCGATCTTCACTCGCTTGGCGATACGGGGCGGGAGTGGGACTCCCTTATCAATCTTCATTGGAACCTCCTTAGCTAGAAAGATAACACATTAACATTGATAACATGAAAAGGGAAGTATCTTTTACGGTGTTAGGTGAGCCAGCATCTAAGGCTAACAGCAGGAAACTTGTGCGCTTTGGTAACAGACCGGGGTTTATCAAGTCACAGAAAGCGCGTGACTATGTGAACACGTTCAAGTTGCAATGCCCTAAGTTAGATCCTTTGATGGACGGTGATCTGTCTGTGTCCATCACGATCTATTACGCATCACGCAGACCTGATCTGGATGAGTCAGTGATCTTAGATGCGATGCAAGATTTGATTTATCTCAATGACAGACAGGTCAAAGAGAAACATATCTACTGGGGATTAGATAAGGACAATCCACGATCAGAGATCACGGTCAAAAAGAAAGCCCCCGACAGAGACCCATCGGGGGCTTGACCCGCTTGGGGATTAGCAGGTAGTCTCAGAGGTGCAAGTCGAGACGGGTTGGATACTAGACGTATTCACAATACATAGCAACCCCCCGTCCTACTGCCGTCTCAAGCTGGGTGCAAGTTCCAGTTGGCTGAATGCCGTATCGCGATTCAGTCAGGGGTGAATGTTCTGAGGACGTAAAAAAATCAGACAGGCGTAAGCGATAGCTGGCTCCGTCCAGTATGGCGTTCCCGATCCCATTACAATGGGGTTTAGGGGGCGCTTTGCTCCTGCTTCACCATCCAGTATGGGTTACTCAATAGATATTTATATAGATTTATTCACGGTGCATAGGGGAATTACATGAATCTACAACAAGCGGTGCTATCCCAAACTCGTAACAGTCGGATACGCTGTCCGGTCTGTTCAGGTGACCGAAAGAAAAGTCATCTACGGACAATGGGAATTACGGTTGAAGATAATCGGGTGGTGTATCAGTGTTTCCACTGCAATACATCGGGTGCAATCAGAAAGGATCGTTTCATGTATCAAGTCAAAGAACTCAGCAATCAAAACATCAAACCCATTGATCCACCGACTAGTGTCAAGCCGGAGATTGTCGAGAAGTTTTTATTGTCACGGGGCATTGATCCTCAATCTGTACAGGACTACCCGATAGTCGGGGGAACCAAATGGTTTGGAGATATCCAGTCGGAAGTCGAAGCGATTGGATTCTTGTACGGAGATAGCCGCCATCCTCAAGCGATCAAGTGGCGCAGCATCGAAGGGAAATCTTTCACGCAACAGGGGTCAGCCCGATCCTTTTTTGGTTTGAACCAGCTACCCCAAGACAGCACCGAGCTAGTCATCTGCGAAGGGGAGATGGATGTACTTGCGCTTGCGAGCATTGGGTTCCCTGTTCTGGGTTGTCCCAATGGCGCACCCCAAAAGATCAGTGATCGGAAGGTAGATCCCGAGGACGATGGCAAGTACTCGTTTGTGTGGGACGCACGGGAACTGATTGAAAAAGCCGAGAAGATTATCTTCTGTGGAGATCAAGACACCGCAGGCGAGGCTCTCATCGAAGAGCTAGCGCGTCGAATCGGACGGGCGAAATGTTGGAAGGTCACGTTACCTGAAAAGGATGCGAACGAAACCCTCCAGAAACATGGGGCTGATGCTTTACGAGAGGCTGTATTAGCCGCTCAACCCCTGCCACTGGAAGGTGTGTACTCCCCGTCAGAATTCGAGGCTCAGATCCTCTCTCTGTACGATGACGGGGTAGTCAAGGGAGCCAGCACAGGTCTCTCGACCCTTGATCCCCTTTATACCGTACTGCCGGGGCAGCTATCAGTCTTTACAGGACTGCCGGGGTCAGGTAAATCCGAATTGATCGACCAGATATGCGTCAATATTGCCCTGCAAAAAGGATGGCGATTTGCGATAGCGTCTTTCGAGAATCCTCCTGCCATGCATATCGCCAAGCTCGCTGAGAAGGTGATTGGCAAACCGTTTTTCGGTCAGGATCGAATGAACGAGGAAGAGCGGGACTATGCGTTGCAATTCCTGAACGATCATTTCGTTTTCTTGCAGTCCCATGATGGTGCGCCAAGCACGGTGCAGTCGATCATCGATAGAACCAAAGCGGCGGTCATGCGGATGGGGGTCAGAGGTTTGATCATCGACCCCTACAACTATTTGGATATGGGAACGGACAGCGAACACCAAGCGATCAGTAAGATGCTCACCGACATTGTGTTGTTCTGCAAAAGCCACGACCTCCATGCATGGTTTGTCGCGCATCCTGCTAAAGCGTTACCGGATAGTGGTGTACCGAAGGGTCAGCATATCTCTGGCAGCGCGGCGTGGTTTGCCAAAGCAGATATGGGTGTCACCGTCCATCGAAACAAGAACCAGACCGAGGTTCATGTCTGGAAGTCACGATTCAAATGGGTGGGATCGGTTGGCATGGTGGACTTGAACTACCACATCCCTACGGGAACCTACTCAGACAAACAACACTGGAACAATTCCAGTGATTGGGATGTAGACCTGTGAGCTACATCATCCTGAGTGAAGCCGAGCAAAGGCTTGCCAAGTTCCTCGCGCAAAGACGATACGAGAACGCACGAAACAAGGGACTGACGAACGCGAAGATGGGGGATCAGTCAAACGAACTGACCGATCTCGAAGGGATCGCATCCGAGATTGCGTTCTGCAAACTTGCGAACATCTATCCGGATCTGGATCTGGATCACACGAACGCTGCTGATTGTTACTTGAGAGATGGCAGGGCAGTGGATGTAAAGTCCACGACCTACAAGACAGGACGATTGCTGTCGGTGCGGTGGAAGGATGTCACCAAGGTGGATGTATTTGTACTGATGGTCGGAGAGTTCCCCAAGTATCGGTGCGCGGGGTTCATGCAAGCCAAGGATTTGATACAACCTCAGAGGCTCACCGATCTAGGTCATGGAACAGGGTATGCTGCAACCCAGAACGAATTGCAGCCCGTGGAATTCTTGTTCAAATAAAAACCCCCGACACCCCGAAGGATGCCGAGGGTGTCAGGGTTATCGAACCCGAATGGAAGTCGGGCAAACCTCATGCGAGCGAATGGTTTTAACGTACTCGCTCCCGAGGTAGTCGTAATAACAGATCTTATTCATGCCACTCAGCTTCTCGCCTTTGTAGAAGGCTGTCCCTGCAAAGGCACTTGCACTTGCGATCATGGCTAAAAGAACAATCCACTTTTTCATACACTCTCTCCTGCTTCGCGATAAGCCCAAGCCAGACATTGACTTTGGGAACCTTTGAAATATCTAAACTCATCACTGTTAGTGAATGCAACCCATCGATCTTTCCAGATCCTGCCCTCCGAAGGGAACACCCAAACCTTTGGGTTCCCGTTGGGATCATGGAAGGTCAGTGCCTCTGGAACTTTTTGTCTGTGAGTTTTTCCATCATCACCTTTGATACATAAGCCGCTGTCGATGCCCATTCCTCTGCCTCCTCTGGATCGTCAGTTTCAAACGCTCTTACCGCTAGGGTTCGTGCGAATTCAGACAACAGTTTTAAAACTCTGTGATCCTTGAACCGCATCTTCTCCAGATTCTCAGGCACGATATCAAAGATCAATCCGTTATCAGAATCGAACACCTCGAACATGGTGTCGAAGTCGATGTTGTTTTGAATCAACTCAGATTCAGTGAGCATATCGCCTGAGTAAGGATCAACAAACATTCTTTCCATAGCGTCACCTCAAAATGGCATTTCGTTTTCGTACTCTTCGTAGCAATCACCCATCCCTCGTGTCCATGGGTCAGTGGCTAATGCGTTTTCAATTCCTTTGATCCGCTCTTCGATCTTAGCTTGACCCATCAGGATTCGCTGTAACAAGAACGTGATTTGATCTTGCTTTGTGTGTAGCGTGGATAGAATCAGTTCATCTTGGATCATTGGTTAATCTCCTGTCTGTGATGTTGTAGCTCGACCCACTTGCGTGTCAGTGCGTTAGCAATCTCTGTGGATTCTTTTTGATACTGGGTTTGCAGTGCCTCGAACTTAGCAGCAGCGCGGTGTAGCTGTGCTTTGAGTTCCCGATACTCTGCATCCAACATCTTTTCGTAAGGGTCAGTCATGGCTCACCTCTATGTGGCACTGGGGTTCGTTGTCGCAGGGTTCGATGAACGCCGCCAGTAGATAGATAGCTGCGATCAGTCCGAGCCGAACGGCTAGCCCGATTTTGTCAGTGCGGGTCATGGCATAGCCGCCATGACTCGACTGACGATAGCCTCGACCTCACCCGCTTCGCGGCTCATGCCAATGGCATCTAAGTGCGATGCCAGTTCAAGACCCATCGCGATGGCGATGTCCGCAGACTCAGCCTTACGCTTTGCGCGTAAGCCCTCAAGCAGTCCGTCCCTCTCGCTAGCTGTTAGTGTTTCAGGAATCATGCTGCACCTCGCTCGTAATTAAGTTCGACTTCACGTTCATTGTCTGCGTCTTGTTTCGCAACGAAGAACGCTTGAAAAAGATCGACGTAAAATTGTTGCGACACTGGACGATTAGCATCAATTGCTTTGAGTTCCATGCTAGTGGCATGGCTCATGATGTAATCGATCTGCTGCTTGGTTAAGAGAACGGGGATCTTGCCACTCATGCTGCACCCCGTTGATCGATCTGCAATTGCTCATCGATATATTCTTTCGCGGCATCCAAAGCCTCATGCCCTTCAAAGTTGATGAACTTGAAAGGTGCCGTGATTATTTCTGCCTTAGTCAAAAACAGCAGCGTTTTACGTTGCTGCATTCTGCCCACCAAAGTCAGCGAATCATAAGTTAGTTCGATTGAATGACCGCGATGCGTGACGGTGTCTGAGTCCTCTTTGAGGATGTATCCAGTAACGCCTGAGACATTCATGACTGCACCTCCAATTGATATTCGTAAGCCCAATGACCGTTGTCTAAATCGTAGACGGGCTGATCGTTCTGCTCTCCACGGTCTACGATCTGCGCGGGGATGGGGGCGCGAGACCCCCAACCTCCACGCCAAATGACTTGCTGTCCGACCTCGTACTGGTAGTTCATTGTTGCACCTCTGTAGCTTTGTTGATGGCGGTAAGCGTAGCTTTGGCGCTAGCTTTGATGGATGCCGAGCAAAGATCTGGCGCGAACTTGTGAGCGTAATACTCAGCATCAGTTCGTAACGAATTCAGATGGGGATCGTCGGCGCTGACATAGACATGACGGTCAGTTGACTTAACGTCATCCGGTGTCGGCAACCCCCGCTCAGAGTGGTCGATGTAAAACTTCCAAGGAAGTCGAATAAGCTTTGACATGATTGCACCTTTGCTGTTAACGCCAACCTGCGCTACGTTCTGTGTGGTAGTAGTGGTTTCCGATTTCACGCGCAGCGGATTTAGCATCCGCATACGATTGATAGACGCGATCAAGAACTAATCCGGTGACGTTGTTGTAGACGCGCCATTCATTTCCGCATCCCTCAACGCTAGTGTATCGGGTGACTGGGTATTCTTTGGTCTGCATGACGTTGCACCTCATGTTTGTTTGCTAAGTATACATGATAACCTGTGTACCTGTCAAGCGCAGTCCCGCTCATGGTAGGGGCATACATCCAGAACTTCGATAACATCTGAGCCTAGTTCGCACAGCCTGTCTTCCACTTTGTCAGGGTCTGCGTTGCCCAATTCCTCGGGCGTAAAACAGGTCACCGCATAGCCTTGTGCGCGAATCTTGTTTAGCACTTCAAAGATTTCATTCTCGCTCATGATTGCACCTCAAAATTTAATGGATTGGACTTGCACTTCAATGTCGATCCCCATGCGTTTGATATCGCGTAGGTTCACCGCATCGAATGTTTTTTGTTTCATTAGTTGAGCGAACTGCTCCGCGAGTTCGTTGACAGGGTAAAACTTGATCGACCCATACACGTTCCGCTGTTCGACTTGCACAGTCATGGTTAACCCTCCAAGGTGACGGTGTTGGCGAGTCGGTCAGATATCAGACCGTCGCGGTTTAGGTTGTCTACAAATACCGAGAACAAAAACCACACCAAGCTACGGTCACGGCTGTGACGTAGATGCGAGTAAGCTGCCCAGAATTCTTTGCGGACAGCACGGGCTGATGTAATTCGATTGATCATGATTGCTTGTGTATGGTTGTTCATTGGTTCACCTTGTGTTTGAGTATTTCGCGGTATCGCTCCGCAGTCGTTGAATTGGGATAGGCGGCAATGTACTGACGCATACGCCACTCATAAACTTCTTGCTCTTTTTTAAACTCATCAAATCGCGGATCTTGCAGACGTTCTAACCCTGCTATTTGGCTTCTATCAATAATCATGATTGCACCTCCAAGTTTTTTGTTGAGCTAGCTTTGATGGCTGCCTCTTCCGCATAGTACGCACGCCAGAGCGCACTGCGTGCGGTTAATAAATGTGGCGGGTAAGCATCTAGCGTGATGCCACATTCGCGTAGATGACCGAGCGCGTTGATAGCGTTTTCTATGCAGTCAAGCCGCAATTTGCGGATGTATTGAGCGTGGGATTGCACCTCACATTCAGTCTTAAACAACTCAGGCATACCCATGATTGCACCTCCAAGTTTTTTGCAGTATAGATGATAACTTGTGTACTTGTCAAGCGAACGCTTCCTCTTCACCGAGTCTCTCGACAACCTCGTAGACGATGCGCTCGCACTCATGGCGAGTGGGACGCTTGCTCCAACGTTGCTCATCACCGAAGCCGAGTGACCAGACCCAACCTCCGTAGACTTGCACCGCGCAACCCCTGTAGTTCAGCACCCTGTCACTGATTTGTTGTTGATAATCCATTTCGGTTTCTTTGGATTCGTGTCCAAGATGTCCCCATCGACGGTCATCATTGATGATGTCTTGTTTTAAATTTTCATCGTTCATTGTTTGCACCTCTGGTTGATAATTTAGTTGTCTGATGGTCTCATCAGGCGTAGCACCACTACGCGACCCGCCGAAGCGGGTTTCGACCTGTTAGATCACCCCAAGGCGGCGAAGACGTTCGTTGAATTTTTCAGCAATCGAATTGGTGATCACGCAATCAGGATCGAATGCGTCACCCGTGCGATATCTAACATCGTCAAGCATGGCAAGCCATGCAGCACGATCACCCGCGAAATACCAACGTCTGGCATTCGGTCTCGCGGTCTTCAGCCCGTAGACTTCCAGTACGTCGCCAGAATCCAGTGATAACTGGCGAACGATTACTGATGGAACGGATATTTCAAATTGCTGTTCCTGTAGCACAGTGATTCTCCTATCGGGTTTTGATCTTAGTCAACGTAATAATCGTCATCCCATAAGCTGACGCGTTGTTCTGCGCGTTTACGTACGAGACTGGGATCAAGCCATTCATCGAATGGCGGAAATTCAAAGCCACAGGCTCGCGCTTCCGCACGTTCCTCGCAGTACTGCTGATATTTCAATTCGTCGGTCATGCTGCGTCCTCTTCAGCACCGAACACTAGCTCCCACTCGTCTTTCAGTTCCTCGTCAGAGCGGGTTGCAAATCCAATAAATCCATCACGCAAGTAGGCTTTCAGGACTGCATGATCGTTGTCTACAAAGTCAAGATCCCTGTCCTCATTCCACAAATAGCTGATCGATTCTTTGATCAACGCTTCGATAACTTGTTCTCTCGTTAAATCTTTGTATTGCATAGTTGCACCTATGTGGGTTGGTTGTCTGATGGTCTCATCAGTACGGGCATCACCCGTAGACCCGCCGGAGCGGGTTTCGACCTGTTAGGCGGCTTCCTTAAGTTCCTCAGACTCACGACCGAGCAACAGTTCGGATGCCTTGCGAGCAAGCGATGCAGCTTTAAAGATCGCCCGTTTGTCATTCTTGAGAACGCTCAGCCAGTTGTTTAAATACTGGGCGTGATCGACTCGCGGGGAGTTGGTGATACCGAGTTCCGCGCACAAAAACGCCGCACCTAGCTCCGCGACCAGTTCCTCGAACGCATAGTCTGAGTTACCGAAACTTGCTAGCTTGTGACGATTCAAGCGGGTAGCATGACCCGTCCAATGCACCAACTCATGCGAGAGGGTGCTGTAGTAGCACTCAGTCGCTGTCGAATGCTCAGTGCCGCGAAACAGTGACTTGATCGGCATATGCACAAAGTCACCCGCAGGTGAGTAAAAAGCGCGGGATTCAGGCGATTCGCGGATATCCGCACCTGTCCCTTTTGCCCATGCTTCGACGGATTCCATATCCATGACTTCGACCGGATCGTCTGATGGGTTGTCGAAGCTGCGAGCGTAGTCACCCTCGACCTGTTCCGAGTTGAACACGGTCGAATATCTGATCATTGGGAACACCGAGACGTTACCCTCTGAATCCTCTTTTTTCAGCATCTTGAAATAGGTCACCATGTGACCTTTCGCACCCTTTTTGACGGTGCAATTCTTTGATGCCCATTGCTGATAACCCGCCCATGCGTTGGACTGAAAGGGCGTGAAATTCAACATGAGGATATTGACTCCGCGATAGTTCCGCTGAGTCACTGCGTTGAATGGGCGTAGGCTTGTCTTGCCTTTATTGAACGGGTTCACCCAGTCCGCACCGGATTCGGTCATTTGCTTGATCACTTGATCTGTCACGGTTTGATAAATATCCATAGTTGCACCTATGTGGGTTGATGGCTGACGGTCTCGTCAGGCAGCGCGTCACGCTGCGACGGGCAAAGCCCGTTTCGACCTAGTGGGATGCGAGCCACCGAGTACAGGCGGCTGCTACAAATGGGCGTCTTACCCATAAGCGCGGGTGTTTTCGCACCACAAATTGCTCGCCAATCAGGTATCTACCCGAGTACCTGAGCGGCTCGCAACAGTCCCATTTGCCTGTTAGCTCGCGCATGGCTGATGTTGCTGCAATCCGCGCAGCGACGGCGTTATCGTCGTACAGCGGCGATAGCTTGCAGGCGATCCGATACAGTCGGCGAATTGCCGAGAATTGCTGACGCTTGCTCATCACTTGCCCCCCTTTTTGACTGGAACCCACACTGGAACCGCATCGACCGGATGCAGCATCCAGTAACCCTTCTTGCTTGATTTGATCAATTGCTTGAATGACTTGCTCATGACTTGCACCTCATGACTGTAGTGGACTCTATGCAACGCACTCAGCGAATGCGCTCTACAGAGTCGAAGGTATTTCCGGTACGTTGGGCATCGTCAGACTTTCGGGCGGCTGCTGTACTTGCAGGTCATCGCCTTCAACCCTACGGCTTCACCGATGCTTTAGGCCGGATTCCCCCTTCAGGGAACCGTCGGGCTGCTTGCGCTCATCCGACACCAGAACCTTTGTTTTTTCCCTAGCGGGGCGGCCTGTCTGGGTGGCCGATGGGTGCCATCATACGGATATCTGCTAAGCTGTCAACAGTCCAACATGAAATATTTTTCAGGTGATAACTAAGTCATTGATATTTGGGCGAATTTAGTTTGATTTTTTTTTGCACTCAGCCTAGATTCGGTGAGCAGCGACACAAGTGTCAGTGTCAAAGATTAGCGAAAACACTACGAAACAAGGGATATTGTTAGCATGGAAGGTCAGTACGATGAATATGGTTTGACCGTAAAACAGCGGAAATTCTGCGAAAATGTAGTCTCTGGGATGAATCTCAGTGATGCATACCGGAACAGCTACGACGCTGAGAACATGAAGCCTGCGAGCATTCATCGACGGGCGTGCGAGTTAATGACGAACGGCAAGGTGAAGGCATGCGTGGAAGCGATAGGTGAGGCTAGGCGTAGGATAGTCGAGGTCTCGACCGTCTCCGACCGCGACATGCTCATCCGCCTTTTGCGCTCATGGAGTACTGGCGAAGAATCTGCCACTAGTTCGCAGCTACGCGCCGCTGAACTGTTAGGCAAAGCCTGCGGACTCTACAGAGACGTCATCGAGGACAACCGCGAGCGTCCCGCTCAGGCGATTGCAGCAGAGCTAGAGTCAAAGTTGTCTTCACTGCTGCAGGCTTCGCGGACTCAGCCTGAGCAGGGTTCCACGGCTGAACCCGTGCTGACTCCGATTCCACAGGATCAGACCGAGTCTGTCGTAAGTCATTGATTTCAAAGGGGTCAGGGGGTTAAGGTCAGGCCGATTGGGGCCAGAAAGTCGAGGCCAGACCCCCTTTTTTGCGCCGACCGTGGGCTGCTCCATATACATGCGATTCCACTCAAACGATTCCCCACATTTCCCATACCTGTTGTTTGTACGCAACATGTACTTTCACTTAAGTTCACGGGGATTTTGAATAAATATACGGTTCCAGTGATTTTGGAAAAAATTTTTTGCAAAATTTTTGGAATTTTATATTGACATTTACGATATAATATGCTAAAATCGAACCAGATCTTAGGCAAGATCTAAAAGATCTAGCAAACTTTACATAATTTAAGGGTATTTAGGTAGCTTTTCCGCCCAGATATAATTTTTTTTTGGGTTCCCTCAAGATTAAGAAGGAAAAGCGCAGACATCGATGTTAAATATGCTGAATCGGGGGCTATTGTCCCTGCATTTTGAGGATCATCAGCTTGAACATCACCCCCGAAATCCTGAATAAAGTCAAACAGTTACCGTTAGATCAGCAAACCGAGATACTTCGTCTCTTGGATGAGTACGAAGAAGCCAAATCCAAAGAGAATTGTCGGGAAAGTTTCATTGCTTTTGTAGAGAGGGTGTGGCCGAGCTTCATTTCTGGGCGGCATCACAAGATTATGGGGGAAAAGTTCGAGCAGATTGCTTCAGGTAAGCTGAAGAGATTGATTATCTGCATGCCTCCCCGTCACACCAAGAGCGAATTCGGCTCTTATCTATTTCCTTCTTGGTTTTTGGGGAAGTATCCGCACAAGAAGGTGATTCAGACCTCCCACACTGCGGAATTGGCGGTGGGATTTGGTCGGAAGGTCAGAAACTTGGTGGATTCGGATGATTATCATTCGATCTTCCCGAATGTTGGACTCCGAGCGGACTCCAAAGCCGCCGGTCGCTGGAGTACTTCCAAGGGTGGGGAGTATTTCGCGATTGGTATCGGCGGTGCGGTGACCGGTAAGGGTGCCGATTTACTGATTATCGATGATCCCCACGATGAACAAGAGGGTCAGTCTGCCGATCCGACCGTCTTCGACCATGCGTATGAATGGTATACCTCCGGTCCTCGCCAGCGTCTCCAACCGGGCGGGGCCATCGTGATCATTTGTACCCGTTGGTCGAAAAGGGATCTCGTTGGTCAGGTCTTAAAGGCTTCCGCTTTGCGTGATGGGGTCGATGAATGGGAAGTTATTGAGTTCCCAGCGATCATGCCTTCGGGAACCCCGCTTTGGCCTGAGTTCTGGCCCCTAAAAGAACTCGAAGCGATCCGAAACGAAATCCCGATCCACAAATGGCAAGCCCAGTACCAGCAAGATCCCACCTCCGAAGAGGGAGCGTTAATCAAACGGGAATGGTGGAAGGTGTGGGAAGAACGAAATCCCCCTCAATGTGAGTATCTCATTCAGTCATGGGATACCGCTTTCTTGAAAAAGGAACGGGCCGACTACTCCGCCTGTACCACTTGGGGGGTGTTCTACCATCCAGATGAAAATGGATCATTGCAACCGAATCTGATTCTGATGGACGCATTGAAAGAGAAGATGGAGTTCCCCACCCTCAAGAAACGGGCCTATGAGCTATACCAGTACTGGAACCCTGAGACTTTGATTGTGGAAGCCAAAGCAGCAGGAACTCCCTTGATATTTGAATTAAGGGCGATGGGAATTCCGGTCGCGGAATATACTCCGTCGAGAGGAAACGATAAGATTGCCCGTGTGAATGCGGTGGCAGATCTCTTTGCCAGTGGAAAAATCTGGAGACCTCAAACTAGATTTGCGGAAGAAGTGGTAGAAGAATTTGCATCCTTTCCCGCTGGAGAGCATGATGACTATGTTGACTCAGGCACTCAAGCGTTGTTGAGATATCGACGGGGCGGCTTTGTGTCTTTGCCGTCCGATGCTCAAGATGAACCGATGTACAGACGTAAAGTGGAGTATTACTGATGAAAGGTCGTACGAACGCATCTGAAAAGAAAGAAGCACCGAAAAATAAAGCGGTGATGGTTGCTGGCGCAAAGCGAGACATTGGAATGTATGGCGGTGGCATGACCATGGGAACCAAAGGGGTGGCCCGTGGGATGGGTGCTGCCGTGAAGGGCGGTAATTTTACCGGCTAAAGGAGAAAACTGTGGCGGTTGATCGCGCTTTAATGCCTTTGATGGTTCAAGGGCAGGGAATGGAAATTGATGTCCTCCCTCCCGAGGATGATTCCGTCACAGTAGAACTCCCTGATGGGGGTGTTGAGATCCAGTTAGGGGCCGAGCAAATGCAAGCGGCCCATGATGACAATCTTGCGCTCTACATCGAAGACGATGTGCTTTCTACCATTGCTAGCGAGTTAGTGGGCTTATTTGAAGCTGACAAGGATTCTCGCAAGGAATGGGAACAGACCTACATGAAAGGTCTGGATCTTCTAGGATTGAAGATCGAAAACCGGACACAGCCGTGGGATGGAGCCTGCGGTGTGTTCCACCCAATGCTTTCTGAAGCGGTCGTTCGGTTCCAAGCGCAATCCATTCAAGAGATTTTCCCGCCCCGTGGTCCGGTCATGACCAAGATTTTGGGGGAACAAACCCCAGATCGATTGGCTCAAGCGACCCGAGTTCAGGATTATCTGAATTATCTTTTGACCGAGAACATGAGCGAGTATCGATCCGAAACGGAGAAGATGCTGTTCTCATTGGCGATTGCAGGATCGGCTTTCAGGAAGGTGTACTACGATCCCAATCTAGGCCGGTTTGTGTCTTTGTTCGTACCGGCTGAAGATTTTGTGGTCTCTTACGGAACCCCAGATCTTTACACCTGTGAGCGTTCCACTCACATGATGAAGAAAACCCCTAACGAAGTTCGCAAGCTTCAGGTGTCGGGTTTTTATTCAGATGTCGAGTTACCGCCTCCGACCCCAGACATTGGGGAAATTCAGAAGAAATATGATCGATTGACGGGTGATGCGGCGATTGATTTAGATGGTCGCCACACGCTCCTTGAGATGTTGGTGGATTACGATCTACCGGGCTTTGAAGACACCCTGAACGGGGAACCCACCGGAGTGGCCCTTCCCTATGTGATCACTATCGACAAAGGGTCACGCACCATTTTGTCGATTCGACGGAACTGGTATGAAGGCGATCCGCTCAAAAAGCGCCGCCAGCATTTTGTGCATTATGTCTATTTACCCGGTCTAGGATTCTACGGGTTCGGACTGGTCCACATGGTAGGAGGATTGGCAAAGTCCGCGACATCCATTCTCCGACAACTGGTGGATGCGGGAACCTTGTCGAACCTTCCGGGCGGTTTGAAAACTCGCGGACTCCGGATCAAAGGCGACGATACACCCATCATGCCGGGTGAGTTCCGCGACGTAGACATTCCGTCCGGAACCTTACGCGAAAACATTACCTTCCTACCCTATAAAGAACCTTCCAGTGTTCTCTACAGTTTGCTGGGGAACATTGTGGAAGAGGGCCGCCGATTCGCTTCACAAGCGGACATGAAGGTGGCGGACATGAATAACGAAGCGCCTGTAGGCACCACGCTCGCGCTTCTCGAAAGATCGATGAAAGTGCAAAGTGCTGTGCAAGCGCGTTTACACGCATCGATGAAAAAGGAACTGAAGATTCTGGCAGGACTCGTTAAAGACTATGGTCCGCTGGAATATCCTTATGAAATCAAAGGGAAAGATCTCACCGCTCAGGACTTTGATGATCGCATTGACATTGTGCCGGTCTCTGATCCGAATGCGGGAACCATGGCTCAACGGATCATGAAGTACCAAGCGGCTTTGCAGTTAGCGGCCACCGCTCCGACCATGTACGACATGCCGCTCTTGCATCGTCAAATGCTAGAGACCTTGGGTATCCAAGATGCCCCAGAGATCGTGAAAACACAGGAAGAAATCCTGCCGACCGATCCGGTTACCGAAAACATGAATATGTTGAACAGCCGTCCGGTCAAGGCGTTTATCTACCAAGACCACGAAGCACACATTCAAACCCACTTGTCGTTTATTCAAGATCCCAAGATCCAAGAACTTGCGGGTCAATCCCCGAATGCTCAAGCAATGCAAGGCGCAATTGCCGCGCATATGGCAGAGCATTTGGCGTTTAAATACCGCGACGAAATTGAAAAGCAATTGGGAGTCAAGCTCCCTCCTCCGGGGGAACCCCTGCCCGAAGACATCGAATACCGTTTGTCTCAGTTGGTGGCTCCGGCTGCTGCCCAGTTGCTACAGAAAGATCAAGCCGAAGCGCAAATGCAAAAGCAAATGGAAGAGGCTCAAGATCCCGTGCTACAGATCGAAATGCAGAAGCTCCAGCTTCGCGCACAGGAAATCCAGCAGAAAGCCGAGTCCGATATGGCAAAGGTCCAAGCGGATATGCAGAAAGCGCAAATGCGGATGCAGTCCGAGCAAGATCGTCTCAAAGCGCAAGAGCGTATCGAAGGCGCTCGTTTGGGCGTACAGATCGCTTCGACCAATACCCAGTCGGAACTCCAAAGCAAAGAGATTGCTTCACGCGATCAAATCGAAGGAGCCAAGCTGGGCGTTCAAATTGCCAAGGACATGTTGAATGCAAAGCCACCAAAATCTCAGTGATTTCCTAAAGAAGTCTCTTCGAGATCAGATGAATGAAATGGCAGATCATATTGCCGGAGGCGGTTGTACGGATTTTGCCGACTACAAAAGATGCTGCGGAGTCATACATGGTTTAGCGTTAGCAGAGCGCGAACTACTTGACTTAACAAAGCAAATTGAAGACGATTAAACATCTCCGCATATTGCGGTGCGCGTGACTCCGGACACGTTTAAATTCCGGTGCGAGGAAATATGTCTGAAAAAACAGCGAGTCAGTTACCTAAACCCACGGGTTATAAACTGCTTATTGCCCTACCAGACCCTGAAGAGAAGACAGAGGGTGGCATCATCAAGGCTTCTCAAACTCTTCAAGCCGAAGAGATTGGAAGCATCGTCGGATTCGTCTTAGAGATGGGACCCGATGCATATCAGTCATCCGACCGATTCCCAACAGGACCGTACTGTAAGAAAGGAGATTGGATCATGATGAGATCCTACTCCGGTACGCGCTTTAAGGTTCATGGCAAAGAGTTTCGTTTAATCAACGATGACAGCGTAGAGGCTGTGGTCGAAGATCCGAGAGCGGTGGTAAAAGCATGAGCGAAGTACAGACAAGTCGAGAAGATAAATTTTTCGGAGTCTCTTATCAGGTGGAAACACCCGATGAGGAACCGGAAACCAAAGAAGCCTCAAACGAGGTGGAACTGGAAATTATCGACGATACTCCGAAGAAGCCCCAAAAGGCGGAATCGGTGCAAGATGACGATGAAGAGCTTTCTAGCTATGGCAAAAAAGTTCGAGATCGTATTAACAAGCTGAAGTATGAGCAACATGAAGAACGCCGTCAGCGTGAAGCTGCCGAGCGGATGCGCGAAGAAGCGGTTCAGTTTGCTCAACAGCTTGCCCAAAAAAACCAACAGTACGAAAGTCTGATCCAGCGTGGAGAAGGCGCACTCGTACAGCAAATCAAATCCAAGGCGCAGATTGCCCTTGAGCAAGCCAAATATCGCTACAAAGAAGCGTATGAACAGGGTGATTCTGAAAAGATCATCGCTGCACAAGAGAGTCTGTTGAATGCACAGACGGAGTTTCGGGAGGCCGAGCGTTACGAGCGTAACCTTCAGTCTCGACCCAAACCCCAGCCGCAAGAACAAGTTGTTCAGCAGCCGCAACAATCTTATCAGCCGGTGCCTTTGCCGCAGCCGTCTGCAAAAACGATGGCATGGACCCAAGAGAATCCATGGTTCGGTGCGAACCGAGAAATGACCGCTCTAGCCTATGCCACGCATGAAAGTCTGATCCGTGATCAAGGTATTAAGCCTGACACAGATGAGTACTATGAAAAGATTAACGCAACCATGCGGTTGCGCTTTCCGGACTACTTTGAAGAGGAAGCTCCGGCAACCCAAACAAAGCGTCCTTCTACGGTGGTCGCTCCCTCCAACCGGAGTAATGGAGCTAAACCCCGCAAAATCCAGCTAACTGCGACACAAGTCTCCCTCGCTAAGAGACTGGGATTAACCCCGGAGCAGTATGCCAAACAACTCATTAAGGAGAGTTCAAATGGCTAATGAGCGCAGTGTTCGTATTGAACGGCAAGCCGAGTCGCGACCGAGCGATACTTGGTTGCCGCAATCCTCACTTCCGGTCCCTGAGCCGAAAGATGGTTGGGTGTTTCGCTGGATTCGTACTTCTTCGTTGGGCCGTTCGGATAACACGAACGTCTCTCGCCAGTTCCGTGAGGGCTGGGAACCTGTCAAGGCAGAAGATCATCCTGAACTGATGGTCATGTCTGACATTAATTCTCAGTTCAAAGGGAACGTGGAAGTGGGTGGTTTGCTGTTATGCAAAGCCCCGCTTGAGAAGATGAAAGCCAGAGAGAAATACTTTCAAAACATTTCGGATAAGCAGATCGAAGGTGTGGACCGCAGTTTCTTGCGGGAAAACGATCCGCGAATGCCGCTTCTGAATCCAGAGCGGTCTACGCGCACCACTTTCGGAAGAGGTTAAACCCTTATCTATCAATTATTTAGAGGTATTTTCAAATGGCTTCAGGAACTGATGTGACGGCCCCTTATGGGCTGAAGCCGATCAACCTGATCGGCGGTCAGGTATATGCGGGTTCTACCCGTATGTACCCGATTCAGTACGGCTATGCGACGAACATCTTCAATGGTGATTTCGTCAAGGTCGTGCGTGGTTCCGTGACTCGCGCAGCAATCGGTGCTACCACCGCTTCAAACGCAGTCACGGGTGTGTTTGTAGGTTGCTCCTATACGGACCCTGTCAGCAAGAACAAGCGTTTCAGCCAGTACTGGCCTGCTTCGACCTTGGCTGGCGATGCGGTGGCGTATGTTGTTGACGATCCGGATGCTGTGTTTAAAGCGGCTGTCTGCTCGGCTACGACCGTCATGGCTTCGGGTGCGTATGCATTGGTGGGAACTAACCTGTCGATGATCGACAACTCAGGTGATGTAAACACCGGCAACTCTAAGAACGCGATCCTTGCTCCGGACGATACGCCTGTCACCACGATCCTTCCGGTTCGTTGTGTGGGTGTGGTTCCGGAAACTTCAATCAGCTACACCGCCAGCGGTTCATCGTCCAGCACCACCTTGACCCTTACGGGTTCGGGCGCTCCGGCGGCACTTCCGGTGGGAACCAGCGTGGCGTACTACGCCAGCAATGGTCAGTTGATTGAGACGGGTTCGTTCGTGGACACGGCGGCAGCAGCTGGCGATACGTCAATCACCCTCAACGCTGCAGTGGCAGTGCCGGGTGGTGTAACGGCGATTCCGGCTTCTTCAACCGTAGTCTTTACGATCTACCGTGAGCTGTTGGTCAAACTCAATGTTCTGACCCATGGCTACTACAGTAGCGTTACGGCATAAGGGAGTTAGCACAAATGGCTATTTCACGCGCACAAATGTTGAAGGAACTCCTGCCGGGGCTTAACGCGCTTTTCGGTTTGGAGTATGCCAAGTATGAGGATGAGCATACGCTCATCTATGAGACCGAGACTTCAGAGAAAGCCTTTGAAGAGGAAGTCAAGTTGTCAGGTTTTGGTACCGCCCCAGTGAAAGCTGAAGGCTCTGCCATTGCCTATGACAACGCTCAGGAAGCGTTCACCGCTCGCTACAACCACGAAACCATTGCGATGGGCTTTTCGATCACCGAAGAAGCCATGGAGGACAACCTCTATGACCAGCTTTCGGCTCGTTACACCAAAGCATTGGCTCGCGGTATGGCGAACACCAAGCAGGTGAAAGCGGCTGCTTTGTTGAACAACGGTTTCACCACCTTCCAATCGGGTGATGGTGTGACGCTGTTTAACACCGCCCACCCGCTGGTATCCGGTGGCACGAACGCGAACCGCCCGACTGTGGGTGCTGACCTCAATGAGACCTCGCTCGAAGATGCGATCATTGCGATTGCTAACTTCACCGATGAGCGTGGACTCCTCATTGCGGCCCGTCCCCGCCGTCTCATTGTTCCGTCCAACTTGATGTTCGTGGCAGAGCGCCTCATGGAGACCACTCTCCGTCCGGCAACTGCCGACAACGACATCAACGCGATCCGGAACATGGGCGCGATCCCAGAAGGCTATGCGGTCAACCATTATCTGACCGACACCAACGCCTTCTTCATCATCACTGACATTCCCAACGGTATGAAGCACTTCGTGCGTACCCCGATGGCAACGTCGATGGATGGTGACTTTGACACCGGTAATGTGCGGTACAAGGCCCGTGAGCGTTACAGCTTCGGTGTCTCTGATCCGCTGGGTGTCTGGGGTTCGCCCGGTTCGACCTGATAAATCAACGCATGTTGATTGGAGAGGGGGCTTCGGCCCCCTTTCTTTTTGGATTAATATGCTGTTTAATCAAGATGTTCCGGGGTAATTTTTTAGCTCATCAGACAGACCCGGCTGACGGCATGCAGACTGATGGGCGACTTGCATGTGAGGATATTTAAATGGGTACGACTACTTTCTCTGGTCCGGTTGTCTCGGACAATGGTTTTCAGGCCGACACCCTTGTGATCGGCACCACCGTGATTACGACGGGCAATGTATCCGGTACGATTGCTGATCAAGTGGGCTATATCCCTGTCAGTGTGGATGGAACGACCAAGTACATCGCTCTCTATGGCAGCTTAACTCCGTAAGATTTTCTAGGGGGCGATTAGCCCCCTTAACCTAATGGAGATCAAGTATGCAATACGATGTGTGGGCGGTCAGTCCTGAATCTGACGATGATTATTTCTTTGAGTCGGGAACTGTTAGCGGAACCCTGAGTTTGCTGGCAAACGATCTAGGCTATAACGGAACCGGTTATCAGGTATCGATAACTTCTGACGGCGCAGATGCTGACAAAACCTTTACCGTAACCGGCGTTAAGGTGGGGGCTGTGGGCTATGATGGGGTGGTTACCGAATCGGTCACCGGCCCGAGCGCGAGCGTGGTGTATTCCACCAACTACTATACCCGTGTGGATTCTGTGGCGATCAGCGCAACCTCCACTGGGAATATTAAGGTGGGATATGGCGGAGACTTGGCATTCCCGCGCACCCGAATCAAGGGTGTCTACTTTGTCAGTAACGGCGCTTCGGGTTCTGTGGTCTTCACAGCAAAACCGAATGACACCACGATCTTGAAGTTGGCGGTTGCCAGCGGAACTTTGTCGCAGGACATGATTATCCCCGGCGAAGGGATTCTGACAACCAAGAGCAAAAATGGCGACTTCGCCATCATGACGCTCACCAACGTCACGAACGCTACGGTTATTTGTGGCTAGTTATGTCGAAGGACAGCATCCTCAAAAGGATTGGGGTTTCGGGGTACAACAAACCTAAACGTACCCCGAACCACCCCACCAAATCCCATGTGGTGGTAGCAAGGTCCGGTGATCAAATAAAGACCATCCGATTCGGTCAACAGGGCGTTTCCGGTTCTCCAAAAAAGTCAGGAGAATCAGATTCTTACAGGAAGCGCCGTGAATCTTTTAAAGCCCGTCATGCTAGCAACATTTCCAAAGGAAAGATGTCTGCGGCGTACTGGGCAGACAAGGTGAAGTGGTGAGCCATGGAAATGATGATATGGAATATGGTTCTCACATTGGTGGTCGGCGTGTTGGGTTTTGTGGTGAAAGAAAAGTTTGTTGAGATCAATCGTCTTGGCATTCTTCTCAACCGAACCCGAGAAGAAGTTGCCAGAGACCATGTGACCAGAGCGGAAGTTCGTGCTGATGCTCAGATGTTGTTAGATCGATTGGATCGTTTAGAGCAAAAGATTGATCGGTTAATGAGCCGTCAATTAGCGGAGCGTGATGATGGCTAAAGCCAAAAGCAAAGTGAATGAGGCAGGGAACTACACCAAGCCAGAACTTCGCAAAAGGCTGTTTAACCAGATTAAAGCATCTGCAACCCATGGAACCAAAGCCGGTCAGTGGAGTGCAAGAAAGGCCCAACTCCTTGCTAAGAAGTACAAGGAAGCGGGTGGTGGATATAAGTCATGAGAGAGTCTCAACGGTCTTTAAAGGCGTGGGGCGAGCAGAATTGGAGAACTAAAAGTGGTAAGCCATCTAGTCAAACAGGTGAAAGATATTTACCAGAAGCTGCGATTAAAGCTCTTTCCCCAGCCGAGTATGCCCGAACCACCGCCGCCAAAAGAAAAGGTAAAGCGAAAGGCAAGCAGTTCGTACGGCAACCCGAAAGCATTGCTGCTAAAACGCGCCGCTTCCGCCAGAAAGGTAAAGCCTAAGAGGAAAAACAATGGCAATCTCACGCGCTAATATGAACCAGCAAATTACTAAGCCAGCTCAGAAAAAGAAGGTGGCAACGGTGATGCGAGAATTTGAAGCCGGTGAATTGCATTCTGGTAAGAATGGTCCTGTTGTAGAGAACCCGAAGCAAGCGATTGCTATTGCATTGTCAGAAGCAGGGAAAATGAAGAAAGCAACAGGTGGACGTATTGATGGCTGCGCGGTGCGTGGTCTAACCCGAGGATAAGTTGATGAAAAAGGACAAAGCCAAGAAGGAACAGTCGGACGATTTGGTTCCCCGTTCAATGTTGCCTGATGATCCGAAAGCCTCTTTTCCAAAAGGCTATTTAGAAGGCAGGGAAAAGAAGTCCAGCAAGGTGGAAAAGAAAGCCATGGGTGGTCGCATTGATGGCTGCGCGGTTCGTGGTTTGACGAGGGCGTAACCATGATGCGAGGAATGGGATTGCTTTCCTCATTGATGGGAAAGAAAAGAATGCGTAATGGCATGGACGATGGTGAATCCAGCGTTTCTATTACCATCGAAAAAGAAATGGAAAGGCCTGATGAGATGATGGGCGGTGGTCGTATGCGTTATGCCAAAGGCGGACGCATTGATGGTTGTGCGATCAAAGGTAAAACCAAAGGTACTTATCGATAATGGCAACCAGCGGCACAGCGACGTTTAATCCGGACTTTGCGGAGATCGTAGAGGAAGCCTACGAACGTGCAGGTTTGGAATTGCGGACAGGGTATGACCTGAGAACCGCCCGTCGCTCCATGAATTTTATGGCTCAGGAATGGCAGAACCGAGGCATTAATTTGTGGACGGTCGCAACCGGTTCCCAAACTTTGACTGCGGGAACCTATACCTACACGATGCCAGCCGACACCATCGACCTGATGGAACATCAGTTGCGTATTTACGATGGGAACACCGCTCTTCAAGCTGACTACAGTTTGGCTCGTATTTCGGTATCTGATTACGCCCAGTTAAACAACAAGCTCACCCAAGGCCGTCCTCTACAAATTTATGTGGATCGCCAACGGGATGCGCCGGTTGTGTATTTGTGGCCCGTTCCCGATAACGTGCAAACTTACACCCTTGTTTATTGGTATATCCGAAGGATTCAGGATGTGGGAGCAGGCGGTGCCAACACGATGGATGTGCCTGCACGATTCTTGCCTTGTCTGGTGGCGGGGCTGGCCTACTACATTGCCATGAAGAAACCCGAATCAGCGGAACGAATTCCGTTGTTGAAATCAGAATACGAGGCGCAGTTTGAGTTGGCGGCAGGGGAGGATCGCGATAAAGCGGCTTCCCGTTTCTTGCCGTATATCTCAAGTGTGACTGGCGGGTTATGAAATGTCGCAGCCTTTCTCATCTGGCAAACATGCGATTGGTTACTGCGACCGGTGTGGGTTCCAGTACAAGTTGCATCAGTTAAAGAAGGATATCTTCGATCAGATTTGGACTGGGAACTTGGTTTGTGAGGCATGTTTAGACGTAGACCAACCTCAGTTGCAGTTAGGTAAAATTCCGATGGATGATCCGCAGGCTTTGAGGAATGCGCGTCCAGATCAGAATTTGCCAGAAAGCAGAGATATTTACTGGGGATGGAATCCGGTGGGTGGCGCAAGGTCTTATGATGACCCCTTGACACCTAACACTTTGGTCGGCGCGGGAGCGGTTGGAGCAGTGACGGTATCGACATCATGAACTATTCAGAACTGTCCAGCTTAATTCAAGAATACGTCCAATCGACGGAAACGTCTTTTGTGGCAAACATTCCTCAGTTTGTGCAATTAGCGGAAGAGCGGATCTTTAACACCGTTCAGATTCCCGCTTTGCGTCAGAACTCGACCGCGACCGTATCGGTGGGCAATCAGTACATGGCATTGCCTTCTGATTGGTTATCGACCTTCTCGCTCGCGATTATTAATCCGAGTACGAACGTGTATACCTATCTACTGAATAAAGATGTGAACTTTATTCGGGAGTGCTATACGACTTCGGGAACCCAAGGTGCGCCACAGTATTATGGGATCTGGGATGACACCACCATGATTCTGGGTCCAACTCCGGATCTCGCCTACACATTGGAACTCCATTACTACTATTATCCGCCGTCGATTGTGGATGTTGGAACTTCTTGGTTGGGAACCAACTTCGAGACCGTTCTGTTATACGGATCACTTCGAGAAGCCTATAACTATCTCAAGGGTGAACCGGATATGGTTAAGAACTATGAGGACAAATACCAAGAAGCTCTGATGCAGTTAAAGCGATTGGGTGACGGATTGGAGCGTCAAGATGCTTATCGTTCAGGTCAAGTTAGGATTCCTGTAAGATCATGAATTTAAACGCAAATGTAGAGGTTGGATCGGTTTCGGTATTCACTACTGACAATCGCGGCTTTGATGCCGAGGAGATTGCAGATCGTGCTATTGATAAAATTATTTTCGTAGGAGATACCCTTGTTCCAGAAACTGCAAAGTTGGCTCAAGTCTATCGTCAACAGATTCGTAAAATTCTGGTGCAGTATCTGGGAGAAGCTCAAGAGTCTGAGCGTAAAACGGTTTACGAAAGACTGACTCAGGGCGGTTACCCAGAAGCGGCACAGTTTGTTAAACGGTTGAAAGAGGAGTAACTACCTTGGCTATTTCGCAAGCAATGTGTACATCGTTCAAGGTGGAGATCCTTGACGGGGTACATGCATTTGGTTCGTCAGTCATTCGCGCTTCCGAAGCGCCGGACGTATTTAAACTCGCTTTGTATACGTCTTCGGCTACGTTGGATGCAGCAACCACTGCTTATACCACTTCGGATGAAGTCTCTTCTTCAGGGACCAACTATCCTGCCGGTGGTCTAACGCTCACGGTTTCGCAGGTTCCGACTTCGAGCAGCACGACAGCGTACTTGGATTTTGATGACCTGACATTCCCGTCTGCTACTTTGACCGCTCGTGGTGCGTTGATCTACAACTCAACCCAGAGCGACAAAGCGGTGGCAGTACTGGACTTCGGTGGGGATAAAACCTCAACCGCAGGTAACTTCACGATCCAATTCCCGACCGCTGACGCATCGAACGCGATTCTGCGTATCGCTTAACGGAGGCCGTTAAATGGCCCTCGTTCTTGAAGATCGGGTCTTAGAGACCACTACCACCACAGGTAGCGGGACGATTACGCTCGCGGGGGCTAACCCCGGTTATCAGGCGTTTTCAACCGGTGTCGGTGATGGGAACCAAGCCTATTACACCATTGCGGGTGCGACCGAATGGGAAGTGGGTATCGGTACCTATACGGCTTCGGGGGATACACTGTCCCGCGATACAGTACTTGCCTCTAGCGATAGCGGTAACAAGGTTACCTTCTCAGCGGGAACCAAAGAGGTTTTCGTTACCTATCCTGCTGGCAAAGCGATCTATGCTAATGAGTCGGGCAATGTCAGTGTTGCGTCTGGGAAGATTATTGATCTAGCGACACCGACCGTTGCCAACGATGCGGTTAATAAGCAGTACGTTGATGATCTCGTAGCAGCCGGTCTGACTTACCACACTCCCGTTAAATACGAAGTTCCAAGTACCACCGGCAATCTCACTGCAACGTACAACCAACCGGGCGGAGCAGGAGACGGGGTAGGCGCTACGCTGACCAATGCAGACACGTTGGCTGCTTTTACGCCAGACGGAGTTGTTGCGTCTGTTAATGATCGAATCCTGATCTACAACCAAACCAATGCGTTTGAGAATGGCGTTTACACGGTCACCACAGTTGGTGATGGTTCGACAGCGTGGGTACTGACCCGTGCGACCGATGCGGATAGCTATGCCCTAAAAGATCCAAACGGGTTGGGGGAAGGTGATGCGTTCTTCATCACTTCGGGTAACACCGGAGCGGGTGAAACCTACGTCTGTAATACGACCGGCACCATCACATTTGGTTCCACAGCCATTAACTTTGTTCAGGTTTCTGCGACACAGATCTACATTGCAGGAACCGGCATTGATATCACTGGCCCGACCATCTCATTACAGACTCCGGTTACGGTCGCAAATGGCGGAACGAACTTAACTTCTGCCCCGACAGACGGGCAACTCCTGACGGGTAACGGAACCGGCTACACGCTCAATACACTACAAGCAGGGACCGGAATCAGCATTGCCAATGCGCCGGGTTCTATCACGATCACTAATTCCGCGCCAGACCAAACGGTTACTCTTTCGGCGGGAACCAACATAACGGTTGGCGGTACCTATCCCAGCT